CTACACCTGCGCTTGCAAGCGCCGCCCCATCACATCCAGTAAATCGCAGCCATCGCGCAGCGGAATCGCCAACACCCGCGCGAAGTCCCGTAGCAGCAATGCATCACGACCAATGCCTTCGTCCAGAGAAAGGGATTCCAGCAGTTGCGTCACGGCGCGGATGCGGTATGCGGCCGTGTCGTGCAACACGTCGACGGGTGCTTCGGTATCGATCAACAGCGACGGAATTGTGCAATCGATTCCGGTGATTGGCATATATCGAGCCATGGTTGAACCTCCATTAGGTAAACGAGCGTGGCCGCTTAGGCTTGGCTGGTGGATGGAATCTCGGACTCACCGTCGGGCGGGTCAAGATTATCCAGGGCTCGGTTTACCAATAACTCACCGACTACTGCTAATTGCTGAATCGACAGCGCGAGACTGCGGTGTGAACCTTCGAGTTCGCAGGCCAGGTCGGTGGTTAGGACGTTTAGGGACGCGAGAGTTTCGCAGGCGTGGCTTAACAGGGTTTCTGTATCGACGTTGGGGAGGATGGTGAAAACGTGGCTGATCGGGTCGGCGTGGTTTGGGTTACGAAGGCGTTTGCTGACAGCGCGTTGAGTGGCTTTGGAGAGCTCATCGAGAGGGTCGGAAACGGTTGAGGTTTCTGGGGGATTTGGAGTGATTTTCTTCATTGCTTTTGTTCCTAGAATTAAATTAAGGAACTGCCAGCATCACTTCCACATGATGGGTGGCAGCTGTACGCAGGTGTGGAAGACCGGGGATCTAGGAACCCGGCGCACCCGAAAGTGCCCCGCGCACAGCCGCCATAATTTAACAGCAGACACGAAAAAAGCGCCCGCTGAAATTTTGGTGGCGCTTGTGCGCCTAGATCTTGTGAAGGGCTTCCACACCCTTGTCGCTGATTTTGCAGCGACAAGGGAAGGTTATCTGGGTGGTTGGAGGAGTGCAAGGTGGGCGATGGCGACACGGGTTGCAGGAAATCTCCGACATTGGCGTGATGCCATAAACAGAATGACATTGTCGCTATTCGATGATGGATTAGGCGCAGTAATTCCCAGAAGCCCCGGCCGGATTGACCAACCTCTCCCTGTGTCTTTGACTTGTAGCAACTTTTAAGCAACCTTCGGCAAGTGCCTGTCACGAGCGAATGTCGCCGCTATGCTGGGGAGTTTCTCGAAAGGCGACACCATGCCAAGCGATTATTCACTGTCGGATGAACTGGAAAGGCTGTACGAAAACCAGCAGGCTGTGGAGACGGCCATTATGGAATTGACCCTACTGGCAGAGGAGCAAGGGGCACGGGAAGTGGGTGGGAATATCCGTGGAGCAATGGAGGCAATCAGTGAAAATACCGGACATATCAAACAAGGCTCGGCTCGATTGAAGAGACTGGACATCGGTTAATGGATTGCGCACCGAAGACCTGTCGGCGGGCTATAGCGAAGCGAATTCAGCTGATGGTTTAGTAACTATCGTTTCCAGAATCTCGGGCGGCCAGTCTGGTTACGCGCCACAGTCAGTTAATGGCCAGTAACGATCATTGTTGAACGGAATACAACCGGGATCGATATCAGCCAATATGGTTTGAGTATCTCTCTAGAAGATCATAAAAATGCAAATTAACTCCTCTACTTACTAATTTTTCATTGATCTAGGCAACCCGTCGACTTACTAAAGTAAAATCCTAACCACAGCGTCTCCCACCGAAAAAACACCAAGCCAACCCCTCCTCTGCACCCCATTGACCAGCCTATTTTTATTACGCTCGAAAGTTTTTCCTAGTAGCTACTTGACATTATTAAATTAGCGAGCTAGACCACAGAATAACCTTTTGATTCAAAATGGACTTGATCATGAAGAAATCAGCACTAAAGCCAATAGTTTTTTTGTTCGTATTTTTCGTATCCGTGCATTCCCTTCATGCGGCAGTGAATTTTGAAGAGCGTGATCAGAGCGAATTGGAATTAATGCAGAAAGACATGGCGCCTAGCGAAAGCATTACCAACTTTGAAAAATTTAACAAACTCCATAGTGAAGACTCATACAAACAAAATATTCTTGACACTCCACCACTGCGTAGTGAGAGCAAAGTCAAGGAAAAAATAAATAATTCATTTCAAGTTAGAAAGCTTCGCAATGGAAGCAATACCGAAATGACAATGGATGTGACTGACGGAGAGGCCGCAGCAAACAAACTTCTTGAAGACAAGCTTAGCCAAGCTCAAATCGAAGCGATCGTCTCGACTGCAAGGCCCTGCAAAGGGGAACAAAAAGAAATGGGGGGGAGAAACCAAGAAGAAATAAGGAAGTGTTTCTTTAATACGAGCCAAGCGCAATATGAAGACATACAATACATACCATCCTTTAACTTCATATCATCATTGGCAGATAGAAAATATAGACACAAGTGCGTCGTTTCAGTAATAGGTGATGGTTTATGGATAACGGCGGCCCATTGTGTTCCGATTGACTACATCCAACTAAAAATGTCGATATTGGTTGACGGATTGTTTATACCATTAAAGGCAAACTCAGTTAGCTGGTGCAAATCAAAAAACTGTGACATAGCAACCATAAAGGCAACAACACCGAAACTTTCCAACAACGACATCCCAAAAAAACGCGAACTACTCGGCATTAATTATTGGATGCAACACTTAATAATAACAGGACTACCTGAGGGGCAGGATTTAATGTCACTGAGAGATTTTTCTGAATATCAAAAGCAACTATTATGGGCGCCAGTTGGCAATTCCTTTTGCATGATAATGAATGATTCGAGTAACGGATGTTTAATCCATGGATGTAGCACGCTGAAAGGATTCTCTGGATCACCTCTTTATCAAAAGAGTACATCCAAAGGAAGATTTGAAATAGCTGGCATTCACTCCGGAACAAATGCTAATGAAGAAACGGTCATGACTGATGGAAAGTGCGGAGTTGATTTAAACGTTAACTATGCCAGCAAGATAAAAGGAGAAGGAATATGAAAAAAAAATACATGATTGCAATGTTTTTTGCGCTATCTGTTTCTGGATGTTTTACACCCAAAATAGGTACCATAAGAACCGGACCAGCTGATTATGATGCGATGAAAGCCAGCAGCCCATCTCTTTTTGAAACAAGAGTATTCGTTAAGAAAAGTGCAATATGTAACTATACAAACAAAGATGATGAATCAGGGGTTGAAATAGCCGTAGCCAGTTTCATCATCAACTTTATTGCAGACAAAGCTGAAGAGGCCATAAAGAATGAAGCTGCATATCTCAATGCAGAGGTTAGCTCGTCAGGATCCTCTTTGCTATCGTTGGCAGACACCCCATTTTGGCCTAGTCTAGATGTATTGAATAATTATACGGTGACAAGAGACCGTGACATTGAAAACGCAGTTATTAATGCCGAGCGCACTTACAAGGCTAATCATTCTGGAGTGAAAGATGATGACGCCGGCCTTGTTGCAGCAAAAAACAAGGTTAAAGAGGCGGCTGGCGCTGAATATGACAAAAGTACACCTACAGTCAACATAGACCCCAAAGAAAGCTTATGCATCCTTGCTATTACTGGAGAATATTCAAACCCCGGAAAAGGGAATGAAATAAAGAGCAAATATAAAAATACAACTGGAGCAAAAGATGGGCCGCTTGATAATTATGAGCTTGTCATCCCAGGACTGAAAAGAGATGCATCCCCTAGCCCTTTTCAGGGCTTATCTGAAGACCCATCATTCGTCACAGAGATTCAAATAATACCAGTCGGAAAAAAAGATGTAGTTCAATACTTCATTGTACCTAAAAACATATTCTACCCAAACCCTCTTCACAAACACACCTTTGGAGGGCTCGAAAGAACAATCACCATCGGACTTACACTTGGCGATAGGAACCCGGTGATAACCCTAGAGAAAATGAAAAGTGGAAATAACTACACAAGCAAAATCCTCTCAACCAGATACACATCATTTGAGTCGCCCCGAGAAAAGGCATTTCAGTCTCTTCAAGTAAAAATATTAGAAGGGACTGATTCAATGCCTGCCGCTGATCTTCTGACAGCTACAGCAGCAAAGAAAACTGACATCGCTAAAGCTCTTGTTGATAAGGCTTCTGAAGTTCTCGCGGAAGACGAAAAGAAAAAGTAATAAAACAGCCCTCTCCAGCCACGCTCTGGGGAGGGCTTTCTGCTATATCGTTCACACGCTTTGCAAAGACAATCATATCCGTAAAGCGTTTAAACCGGTGATTCACGTCATTGTTAGATGAGTGGCAGCTTTAGGTCCAAGTCGTGTAGCAGGTTTGGTGACAAAAAATGGACGTATTTATTTTACCCTAACAACAAACAAATCTGCCCCAACGAGTTCGAAAACAAGTCTAAATTTAGTACTTCTGCATTTTGGTGCGAGCTAGCTTCTCTTTAATAGAGTCTCGAAACGTTCTAAGCCTAACTAATTCAGCATTTTTTACACGCCCATACTTTGCAAAATGCTCCCCCCTAGATTTGTCAAACAAAGCAATAGCGTCCTTAAACAGCCTCAAAACAAAATCTTTCGATGCAAGACGCGCCACGATTGCCTCAGAGTCCTTTTCAACACCGAGAGAATTCATCAGCCCCATATCAAGTTTTCCAGAACACAGAACCCTGGCAATCCAGCAAATCCAATATCTAGAAATCACGTACTTACCATCCACTGCACCCTCAATAGAAAGGCGATGAAAAAGATATAACAGTAACGAGGATAAAAAGTACGGAGTCTGTTTATGATCCTCAACAAAAAGACGCCCACCATGCTCCCTAAGAATTGCAACGGGGTTATTACTCATGACCAATTGTGGTTCATTCAGCATGATAGAAGTGAAAGATCTGATTTGAGCATGGAGATTTATAATTCGAGGCTTCTCGATTTTCGCTTCAGCACTTGAAAATTCTTTGGAGCGCCGCTCATAATATAAAGCTTCTGGCGATGCACTAGAATAAAGTCTGTAAAACTCTTGCAGCCTCTTATGAAACTTTTCCAAAGACACAAACGCCTCATCAGGCACAGGAGTCTGGCGATTTGTCGAGCGAATCAACTTGGTGATCAACTCGCTACTGGTAGTATGAATAAATTTAACCGGAACCTTCAAGCTCAAGTCATCACGAACCTGATCCCTAAACCTATAAATCATGTTGCTCGTCTGACAACCATTAACAACATAATAATCGCTAATCTCATACTGAATAGAACGAATATTAGAAAAGCTACGAGCCACAACTGTAACACCATTATTAAGCAGTATAAACTTATCCAGCATTGCAACATCAGAAAGTGTTTCGCTAATCTCTGTATTTACTGCATTTTCTGAGCCCTGAAAATCTCGCACATTCTCATAAAATATATTTTTCCGAAGATTGCCATCCGACCCAGTAATAAGCTTCAAAAATTCAGAAGCCGGAAGGTAACCAATGAATGCCTGCTCTACATCCTCTATGCGCTCACAAGGAACATTTTTTTCAAAATTAATAAGGACGCTATATCTATTTTCAATCTCACTAAATGAATCAATAATAAAATCAGCATCAACATGCTTTATTGAAACCGTTTGCACCTCTGGAATCATAGCAAGTATATTTTGCTCTTCGGACTCCATCACCCCCAATAAGGCCGCATCTTTAATAGCATTCCCCGAGGTAGCATAATACAATTCGCACCTAGGCTTTTTATTTAGCAAGCGCGCATTTTCGGTTTTAAAAACCTCATCTATTAACTCTTTAGCTACCTGCAACTCGTCCGATAATGGCACCAAAGGCTTATTCGAAAAAACATTTCGCACAGCCGCAGTAAACTTCAGCAAAGCACCTGAATCAACCGAAGTAGATCGCTTTGTTTGAATAAATACAAAGCGAACCTCCAACCTTTTAGATTTCCTATGTAACTCAATTTCACTCTTATCTGTAATTAAATTATCATTAACGATAAGCGCAAACGCATCGATACCAAAGGTACTAGCCTTATCAACATCTATAAGATCAAAAACAGCAGGCTCAGAAAAAGCTTCAGGATCAATTTTTGAGAGAACCACATAATTAACAAGCCTTTCGAATGACTTCGCCTCGTCATTATCAGAAATCCCAAAATCCTCCTCAAACTCCCTCAACAGACCTAGAAGAATTTTATTCTGAATTATTTTATCGCCCATGTTCTATCCTTAAAGTTAATTAAATTTCCTATCGCGCCCTTCAACGCCCGCCTATCTATTGAATTTGAGGATAAGATCCTTCTGGGCCAACCAGACAATAGCCCAACGCCATCATCATGTGAAGACAACAACACCCACGTTTTTTTGATCAGAGCAGTGCTTAACGTTCGCCTCCTCCCTTTCAGCCATTCAACCTCATTCCTGATAAACTCCCCGTCTTTCTCGCCCCACCCACTCCAGAAACGCCAATGCCCCTAATCACTGCCACACCCGCCCCGCTCTCCCGCCGCTTCTCCGTCGCCCCGATGATGGATTGGGTCTAGCCCTGCCCCAACGCCCCAGCCAGACTGACTAATCCGCTGCAACCTCTTCGCTTTGTAGCAATTTCTAAGCAACCCTTAATAACTGCCTGACAGAAGCACTGCCGGTACTATGCTTGTACTTTTTCTCGAAAGGAGTCGAAACCATGCCAAGCGAATACTCACTGTCGGATGTACTGGAAAGGTTGTACGAAAATCAGGAGGCTCTGCAGGCGGCCATTATGGAGTTGACCCTCTTGGTTGAGGAGCAAGGGGCGCAGGAAGTGGGCGGAAATGTCCGTGGAGCACTGTGGACCATGGGTGAAAACGCCGGCCATATCAAACAAGGCCTGGCGCGATTGAAGAAATTGGATATCGGTTAAGTTTTATATCGGGGTAAATTCTGGTACCAGTTCCGTTCATTTCACAGGGCTAGGAATGGACGTTTCGAATAGGAAAGTGAAGAAACGAAAAAGCCTGAATTTGCGGTAGGGCTAGATCTGTTTGCCATTGCGGTCGCTTCGGGTCTTCGGGTGGAGCGTTAGCTATCGACCGCAATGAGTAATCCATCAAAATGACGCTTGCGGTGCTGATGACACCAGAGTAAATGCGAACGACCAGAACCCGACCATCAGAGCATCCTCAGAATAAGGGTTATCAGTCCGATAAAGCGCGCTACCTGTCACTGTTTGCGCGCTTTGTGGCCATATGGCCAGTTGGTCATGTTCTCTGGAAGAACCACAATGGGCGACTTGGCTCCGCTTCCTGATTTAACTGTTTCATTAACCTGTGCAGTGGCCGCCATATAGCCAATGGTGTCCTTCGGAAGGGTGAGCAGATTCTTGAATTTGATGATAACGGTGTTAGACCGACCACCTGAGCGTTCACCGGAAAGGCCGCCCGACACTCCGACACCGTCGCTTACCGCAGGAGCAGCGAGGTCGACCTTCAGCTCACCACCAGATTTACTGTCGGCGGTGATTTTGAATGTCACTTCTGCTGACTCGGCGATCAATCCAGTCCTGATATCTCCTTGCTCTTCCCGCATCGCTGCCAATCCTTGACCAACTTGCTTCATGGCTTCGACCAGGGTGATTTCACTCGGTTTGTTAACTTGGTGCAAGCAACCAGAAAGTGGGAACAGCAAGCTCATCCAGATTAGACGCATCATAATGTATCCCTTGAAAAGTAAGATAGCTAATTCCAATTAGGCAGTGTAGTCGGTCGCGCAAGAGCTGTAGTGATGGCCAAAATTCAGCCAGAACGATCATACCAATGTTGCTGCAATTCTTTGGAGGCGCATCTAAATCACTGACATATTCAAAATCGCTTTAAGGGTTATTATATTTTGATTAGTACAAACCAAAAAACCAGCAAATGGAGACAACAACTCAAGCTATTCTGAATTTACTGAGGGCTAGAGCCAATTGCGAACGCAATCCATTAACCGGCTAGGATCACCGACAATTTACGAATGTAAAAGTTTACATAATCAGTGTGTTCGCCCTCATAAATCCAATCTGTATAACAGTGTAAATATAGGAGGAGAACATGTCTGACCAATGGAAGGCAGAAGTTAGAACGATCGCAGGGATTCCTACGGCACTTGTAGACATCACGATCAGACGTACACTTTTGATTGACCCCACTATTCTCGAAGAAATTGGTTCTTTACTAGGTGAAGCCAACTTAGACAGTGTCGACGGATTTACAGAGTTAATTCAAAAAGTCCCTCCCGAACTTCGTAAATACACGATTATTCCTTGGAGCGATACAGATGAAAAGAGAATAAATATTTTACCATTCGGAGAAATAATTAAAAGATTTGAACCAAAAACTTTTTGGAGAGTAGAAGGAACCGCAGAGATCGGATTCACTGGAGTATTCAACCTAGGCGGAATCGATCATCGAATCGACATGTCTGAAGCAGCCTTACCTGCGTTTAAAGATAGAATTGATAAAACAGAGACTGACTGCAAAACTGACTACGATGATGGAAAAATCAAACGGGAAGTTTATGAAGCTGTAAGGAACCAATGCGACCACATGAATGGATCACGTATTGAATGTAGTTCACTTTACGCGATCCAACTTGAGATCAGAAGAGAACAAGAAAGGCAAAGGCGGGAACAGCTGAAACAGGAATGTGCTGATAGAGAGCATCAACAGCGCGAAAAAACTGAGTACATTGGCGATTTCCCTGACGGATTTGGTGATAAGTTTTCAGACATGGCATGAAAATAAGAGTGAATTTCTCTCCCATAGGTTTCAACCTGTGGGAGAGTCCTAATTACAGTGGATAGGGATTCGAACCCCTTCTCACGTACTCAGAGGCCGCCATAGGCCATCAAATACACATCGTTGGTCGCGTGCTTATGGCCTGCTGCGGCCTAATGCGGCCCTGAATCTGCCCTAATTTTGCCCTAAATCTTTGCCACCCCAGCAGAAGCATGTAGGTGATCGATTAGAGACGGTCATCTCTGTGGTAGTGATGCAGGATCAGACTCTACCTTTCATCATCTTCGCATGGAAATGCTGGATTGACCTCTGGGATCCGAGCAGCGAACTCCTCTGCAAGCCAGTCATATTTTGGCCCCACTCGTTCATCTGCTTTGAATAGTTCTCTTAATTTTTCAATTTCAGCCGGTGCGGCTAGCATTGATTGCCGAAACTTGCGAAGAACCCTCTCTCCCGACATGACAAGTGAACTATCATTGAGAATATGCTTGAATGATGTCGCCAGAGATGCATAATAAAATTCACCTTCTTTCGGTATGAAGGTCTTTTGAATGAATGATTCAAAAATACCAAACGAGTGAACTTCCCTATACCGTTCAATGCAGAGAGCGTCGATCAAAAATCTTGGCTGACTCGCCAGCTTGGACTCTAGGTAGTACGCTCTATTCATGGCTGGTCCGAACATCGGTCCAGCCTCGATATGTATAAGCTTTCCGATAGTCACCCCACCCCGCAATAGAAGCCTGTGGGACATCCACATCATTGCGCTGATCTTCGTCAGTAGATCCATTACCATTTGCGATGCGATCACATCGCCAGCAAGTGCAGATATCACAAGACTGTCAGAGAAATAATTAATACTAACAGGATGCATCTCCTGTTGTGCAGCAGCCATATAACGAGCCATTTCCTTAACGGCCTCTAGTTTTTCTGGAGGAGTTAGCTCTACGTTAACAGTGTTGTAGAGTTCATTCTGAATCTGCGTTGGATGCATAGCGGTTAGAGCATTCAGTATTTGCTTAGGCAAATCTGGAACTACTACACTTTTATCCACAAGCTTGCCGAAACCGAGTATGTCGACAAACGCAATAAATCTCTCTTCATACATATAAATCCCTCCCTGAAAAAAGAACGGGATTATGCCGATTTTCCGCCGACTAAAACACCCTACAGAAGCAGTTACATTTAACCAAAGCCACCTCAAATGATGCAGCTTCCCAAGCTGATAACGAGGGTTCGATTCCCTTCACCCGCTCCACTATTTTCAAGGCCTCCAGCCTACCCCGCGTCAACTAGGTGTCTGTTAAGGTGTCTGTTTCTGGTTTTCACAGAATCCAAACCAACTCAAACAGACACCAGCGCTTAGCCGACTCAGAAACCAATCCATCCTGCCGCACCTTCAACCGGCCACCACCTTCCTACTTGCATATCACCACCCGCATTGGTCAAGCTTGGTCGTATAACCTTGGTTCATCATCTCCTGCCGCATGCCCCAGGCATGACCTTGCGGACAACTTCGCGAGCCATTTTTCAGAGCAAGTCTGATACAGTCGCCCCCGTTAAATTCGTTGACAGGGAGTCAAGCATGGCGAAGCCAGCCGCACGTATTACCGACCCGACCAGTTGTCCCATACCTGGGCACGGCCCCAAAGCCATCGCCTCCGGTTCTCCTGATGTGTTTTTCGATGGACTTGCAGCCGCGACCAAAGGTGACACCTGCACCTGCGGCAGCGCGCTAGCCTCGAGCGTGGCAGCAACGGTCTTCATCAATGGCAAGAACGCCGCACTGGTCGGCACTGTCGGCACCCATGGCGATGTCGTGATCGGCGGCTCGGGTACGGTGATTATCGGTGATTCCCACACGCCGGCACCGTTCATTCCGCCTACCCCTATGACCATCCACGGGAACTGGATCGGCTTTAAGATTCCCGCAGAAGAGAGCTATGAAGGGTTTGCCTGCACGGCTCACTTTGACGATGGGTCTTCCATGCCCGGTGTCTTTGACGCAAACAACTCGGTCAAATTTTCCAACCCCACCGGAAGGGCATGCCATACCTTGGCATTTGCCCAACACGAGAACACTTGCACAACCGCAGGTATCGACGGACTGCTGAACGACATTTTGGGATAAGGATATTCTCGTGATGGAACCGAACCTGGTAACCGGAAGTTATGTTGTAAAAAGTGAGCATACGCTCGACCGGTCTCCCCTTGAGATGGCGGTCGCAGGCATGGAGGGGGCGGCCAGTCGTTTTTCCATCGATGCCATCAAGGACGAACGCGTCCGCGCGAGCTACGAGGGCAATATTCGACGAATGTCACAGCAGATATTTGCTGAGGTGAGAGCTGGCAATATCAGCGTTGAGGACGCGACAAAGTTCAGCAATGAGATGCGCAACAAAATCATGTTCGAACACCGCAAGCTGACCTCTGCGCAGGGCCTAGCCATCGTGCAAAAAAAGAAGAAGGCCGGCCGAACACACAGCGACATCCTGAACGAAAAATCTCAAACCCAGTTCAACAAGAACTACGAACAACTTTCAAAGGCTCAGCAGAAAGAAGTCTTGTACAGAGCTCTGGATCGGTCCGGCAGTGCCAATGCCAAGTTCACCTCTGGCACCAAAATCATGTCCGTTATGGGCAAGGTTGGCATCATCATGACAGCGGTGCTGGCCACTTACCAAATACTGAACGCAGACGACAAGGCCAAGGAAACGGCTCGTCAAGCCACGATCCTGGGTGGTGGTGCGGCGGGTGGATTTCTGGCGGGCTTGGGCATATCCGCTCTTTGTGGTCCTGGAGCTCCGGCCTGCGCCATAGCCGTTGTTCTCATCGGAAGCATTGCCGGTGGCATTGCAGGCGGGGTCGCGGCTGATACATTCGACGCAGAGCTAGAGGAGCTTGCCCATTGGGACATATTCTGACTCCCGCGGAACGAGCTAGCATCCAGATCGCGCTGGCAGAGGCTTTTGTAGACAGTACTGTCGACTATGCCTCTATCGCAGAACGAATTCGGGACTATGACCCAGAGGTCGTTGAAGACATCTTGTACTCAGAGGTCGCGCCCGTGTGTTTCGGCAACCTTGAAACGCCCGTCCCTCCTGTTTGGACTGGTTTTCAGGATGAATGGTTACTCGATGAAATTGCCAAAGAACTCAAAGCGCGAGAAAACAGTTGGCTTCGACGTCGCTTCGACCTGTTAAAAGTTACATGGCTACGCTACAGCTACAGCTATATCTGGAAGGAGCTCAAGAAATTTCATCATCTCAGTAATTGAAGCCCCCCATAAGAATACCCTCAGCCGGCGCCTTGCGGTCTAAGGCGGCCTTGAATCTGCCCTAATTTTGCCCTAAACCTCTTCACCTCTACCGCTGCTATGCTTGGGGTTTTCTCGAAAGGAAGATGCGAGCCACGAACGCCCGGGTGTGTACGCCGTGGACGAGGCCGGTCACGTCTTCATTGGGAGTCCGTTATGGCGTGGAGTGTTTGGATACCTCTTTTGGTCGCTGTCTGTACAGCAGTAATGGCTTTCAGCTTCGGCATTTTGAGTGAACGTAGCAAGCGAAGAAACACGCTTCGGACAGAGGCCTACGCGGAGTACCTTTCGGCAGTTGCCCGTTCAGTAACGCAGGAAGATCGGCGAAAAGTCCTGGCCGATGCTGCACTAGCAAAATGCAAAATTGTGATCCACGGCTCCGCTGAAGTCATCAATGCGTTGTGCGAGTTTGAGCAAGCAGGTGCAGTCGCAACAACAGATCAAGGGGGAGAACGCCTAATCAGTCTTGTACTCGCCATGCGTGGTGACTCAAAGGTAAGTCGCGAGGAAATAGCCGCGCTTCTTTTGGGCCTGGCTCAGTCGAAGGTCCGAGAAGGAAAAGTGTCAGATGAATGATCCAATTGCATTGGCCGTTTCAGTTGTTGCCCTATCCATCTCGGCTGTCACTGCATGGTTTACACTTTTCCGGCGCGGTACGGTGCGTATGACGCAACCGACAGTCATTTATTTTGGCCCGGACGTGACCCGCCCAGGCCATAAAAACGGACCTCCAAAGGTCTACCTGCGAACCCTCTTATTTGCGACCTCCAAACGTGGCAGAGTGATTGAATCCGTGCACGTATCTATAGAGCGTTCCGAGACTCGCCAAAATTTCAACATTTGGGTTCATGGCGATGGCAAGTTGGTTCGAGGCAGCGGTCTGTATGTAGGTGAGGCAGGTGTTGCTGCGAACCATCACTTTCTCACGCCGGATGATGGGAGCACATTTCGATTCACGTCTGGTCGGTATGTGCTAAAGGTTCACGCACGCCTGCTTGGCGACTCCAAACCTATTCAGCTTTTTTCCCAAGAACTTGAAATTCTCCCAGCGCTAGAAGCTCAGCTCGATGAGGACCAATCGGGGCTCTATTTTGATTGGAGTCCTGATTCATCACGCTACCAGCCGCACGTGGAGCATCGTTCGGCATCACCTGACCGCGACCCTTTCTCTGCAATTTTTCCGAACAGGTAGGAATTCCCAATGACCCGATCAATTGCTCCAACTATGCCCCACTGCTAGTATCTCTCACCTAACCATGGACAGAGATAATCTCGATGCGCTGGATATCTGTAGAACAACCCGAAGGAAAAAGAATCCCCGAGTGGGCCAGGAGCATCGGTGTAACCGAGGATGGGCGAGTTTTCGTACCAGCTGCAATGGGTGGTAGCGAGCAAGAGGTATTCCTCTGCCTAGCTTACGATGGGACTGAATGCGTCGAATACCTTAAGCACTATTATGTTCCTATTGATTGGATGGCATCAGAATTCCCTAATACCAAGGAAACGTGCCAGAAGATGCTATTTGCGGTACAACGAACGATCCGAGACAATAAATAATAAAAAATGAAGATCTATTCAAATACGTCCAGCACCCGCGAGTGGATACTGTCAACCAAAAGCAATCGATCGAAACATCCGCAAAAACACAAAACAATCGACACGCGTCCTTCACAGCTAAAGTAATGCGGCAATTCTTGGAATAGCGCGTGAGAGGCTCGGAGACCGCTCCGATGCCCTTTCAACGCACCAAAAATCGCGCACAAACTGTGTTAAATGAATATTGTAACCCAACCCCACAATATTTGAACTCCCCTTCCGAGGAAGCATCTCTTCTCTGAGATCTCTGCGCTTAGATTTACGTATCAATCGCAACAATTCCTGCTTCGGATCCCTAATCTCATCGGGTGAACGATCCATCAATGCTGGACTGAATTGAGCGAATGCAGACAACCCCTCATGATCGGCGAGAACCCATGCCTCAGCCTCTCTTAATGCCAATCTGAGAGAGAGCCGTGGAGATGGATGAGCTGGCATCCAAGCATTTCTTTGAGTAACGACACAGGGTGCCTGATCAGCATCAGCAAGCATAAGGACTGGCATAACAGTCTGGGCGATAGAGTTCATTTTTGTAATCATTGAACGAAAAGGAGCACATCCATTTGCAACAGTCGTTTGTTGGATGATCGCGTCTTTATTCGATTGAACGACCAGTTTTACAGCTAAAGCACAACAAAGCTGATCCTCGCCCACGATGACAATGCGCTCTCCCATTATAATAGACCTAATTGATCTATGTTATCCGGCCGCGCCTTCGGCAACATAACCTCAGCGGGTGTCATCCCTGCCTTCATTAACCCCATTTCAAACTCATCAGCAACCCGTGCTGTCGTTCCATCAGCTCCGGCCTCAAGAAGCAAAATCGAGTTCCCTTCCAGAGGATTTCTTAATAGTGCCTCACTATGAGTTGTGATGATCACCTGCCTACCGAGAGCCTTCTGCTTACGCAGAATCCTATCTATCATCAATGGTATATGAGATACAATAGAATCATTAAGCGATAACTCTGGCTCCTCAAGCAATAACAAAGTATTACTCTCTTGAAGCATCCAGAGCAGACCGATTAGACGTAGAGTTCCATCAGAAAACTGATCCTCTCTTTGCCATGCCCCATAATTCCTCCAGTGCTGATATGACGCCATGAGGTGAGGCTGACCATTTACTTTATCTAGTTCAAATTTAAGCTCACTAAACTGCGGCACTGCCTTTTCTAGGGCGGCTTGAATACGCCGGAGTTTTGCATCTCTAGATCGAGCGGGAGTTTTAGCAATTCGCTGTAACAACCCCTGACCAAAGGGATCATCCTCTAAAATTCGCCCTGACATCTCTGAGAATTTCAGAAGCTGGGGCACGAGATGCAAATAGGTCGTACTTCCAAAGAATTCAGCAATATCACGAAACTCTTTGTTCGCATTTATTTGCTCAAGCGCAGTTTGAGTAAGTCGAACCCTATCTTTTGCATCATCTTTATCCGGACGATTTAGGACAACCTTTCCATTAAACTTTGCAAGCTCTCGCGTCACAAATATTCGCTGAGCGCCAGTTCCCTCGGGCTTGAACCCCAAGGAGTATTCCCATACAGGTGGCTCACCGAACTCCTCAGAAATTTCTATATCAATTTTCACTTCAATATCAGATCTAGCCTGCAAGCAACGAAGTTTTTTGATTCCACCTCGATCTTCAATTGCTTTCTGCAGACCTCCACCCGCAGGTTTGCAGATGTCGCGAAGAAACCTAAAGACGTCCAATAAATTGGATTTACCTGATGCGTTCGAACCAATTATGTAGGTACGATTTTGAAGGGGAAGCTCTAGACGCTTGAAGTTTCGCCAATTTTTTAACGTAAGTTTAGTAATTAGCATATCGCCCTACACCCTCTATTGATTAGTCTTGGCTTCATCTGGACCCCACCATTGACCTTTGGCCTAGGACTTCTCCATCCATTGTGCCATGTTTTCGAGTAGAAAGACCTTTAAGTGGACCGGTCTTGAGCGTCATTCTTTGGCCACATTTCAGAGCTTAACCAAACCCTTGTGACTGCGGTTTCCAGCGAGCTTATCAAATTCAAATCAAGACTCACACAACAGCTGCTATCAGCTCGATACGTGATCTCAATTTAGCGTTAAAAGAGGCCACCGAGCTCAGCAGGCGTCCAGTTCATAATCACTAACTCGCCGCTCATCTCGGCCTTTCCCTGCCGTTGGTTGGTATTGCAGTAGCGGATGTCGAGCGTTTCCAAATGAAAGCCTGCGAACACACGGCGGATGTCCGGATGGTCATTGATGCTGACCATCACCTTGCCTTTGCAGCGACGCATGAAGTCGGCCATCCGCTCGTAGTTCTCGAACGGAAAGTCCACGCCATACCCGGCGGTCTGCCAGTATGGCGGATCCATGTAGTGGAAGGTGTGGGCACGGTCGTAGCGTTCTGCACATTCAAGCCATGGGAGGTTTTCGACATAGGTGCCGGACAGGCGCTGCCACGCGGCCGAGAGGTTTTCCTCGATGCGCAGCAGGTTGATGGCCGGGGCTGTGGTCGCCGTGCCGAACGTCTGACCTGAGACCTTGCCGGCGAAAGCATGGTGCTGCAGGTAGAAGAACCGGGCGGCGCGCTGGATGTCGGTGAGAGTTTCGGGGCGGGTCATTTTCTGCCATTCGAACACCTGCCGCGAACTGAGCGCCCATTTGAACTGGCGCACGAATTCTTCGAGGTGGTTCTGCACGACGCGGTATAGCGTGACCAGGTCGCCGTTGATGTCGTTGAGGACTTCCACGGGCGAAGGCTGGGGCTTCATGAAGTACAGCGCGGCACCGCCGGCAAAGACTTCGACGTAGCATTCGTGTGGCGGAAAAAGCGGTAGGAGGCGGTCGGCCAGGCGGCGTTTGCCGCCCATCCAAGGGATGATAGGTGTAGACATAAAAAGCAAGACCTTTACTGTATGGATAAACAGGTGCTAGGCTCGCCGCGCTTTGTGCACGGAGCAAGAGCCTTGGCTGGACTTGCAGGGACATTCTGCAGGGACGGCGGTCGATCCGGATGTTGACGCATCCAGATCGGCCGCTCTTTTTCACTTCGGTGTTGAGACTTCTTTGGCGTATGCCTGACAGGCGGCGAGGGCAATCAGCCCCCGGTCGCCGTCGTCGGTGACGCCGATAATTCGTTGAGCATGCGCCGGGTCAAGTTCGGCTCTTGTGGGGTCATGAACCACGCTGCCGGTGGTGGCGGTGGCTGGCATCGACCCGTCGCCGGTGCCGGCGGTGGCGTCGAGTAGGACTGACAAGCGCAGATCAGCAGTGGCAAGGCGGTCGCGCAGGCGACCTTGATCACGTTGGACATCAGTCAAGGCTCGGTAATGGGTTTGTTCACTGGTTGCCAGGCGCTGCTCGAGCGCGAGGCGTTTTACTTGTTCGGCACGCTGCTGCGCGGCCGAGGCCTGGGCTAGTTGATTGAGGGTTTCGGTGTGGAGGCGATCCTGTTCGGCGAGCTGCTTGCCGTAACGCCAGTCCTGTACCTGCCAGACGACGGCAGCGGATCCGCCGGTCAGAGTGGCCAGCAGCATCGCATTGACCAGCAGCCGATACGGTGCCGGGATCAATTCGCCGAGGCGCATAACACCGCCCTCGCCCGCTCCCACAACTGCAGGCGATCCTGCAAGCCATTCAGGCCGCCGTTGATCTTGCGCGTGATCGCTTCGAATTCGTTGCGATCTGCCAGAGCATTCAGCTCACGTAACCACCAGAACCACGCGGCCGACTCGGCGGCCCACTGCGGCAGCTCGAGCAGCTCCGGGGTGCGTAGCAAACGCTCATCGCCGAACAGCGCCAGGCTGCAGCGCAGGTAATTGTTGCGGCCGGTGATCTGGATCAGGCCCCGGCCACGGTAGCGCTGGCCGTCGCCGTCGGCCTCCGGCGTGTTGCCCAGCCTCGTGGCCAGGGTGCCGGTGTCGTACTTGCTCAAGTACTGGTCGCCGCCCAGTTCGCGCACGTAATTCAGCTCGCCGGACTCGTGCCCGACCTGGGCGAGAAACGCGGCTTGGCGTTGCGGTGTGTTGATCTGCCGGCGGACCATCGCTGCATTGAGTGCAGAAACAAAAACGCCCGCTTGGCGGCGGGCGTTGGGCATGATGCGTTGCAGTTGCTGTTCTGTCAGTGACATGGATTTCTCCTGGGTTGTGGGAACGCGGCGCTACTGCTTGAGCTGGACGACCTTCAGCTCTTTCACCGGTTTTTTCTTCTTGCCTTTGGCTTTCGCCTTGCCCTGCTTGCCACCGTTGCACTCGACCGTTGTGCTCCAGCCGGCCTGGGTGAATACCTGCTCCACCGAGTCGACCAGGTACTCGCCGTCGAGTCCGACCTTGAAGCCCTGGGCGTTGATCGTTCGTTCGGCGAACAGATCGGTGCGCCCTTCCATCTCCAGCCGGACGCCGGCCGTGGAGCGGTTGAAGGCGGTGAGGCGGGCTTGGGCCGCCGCTTCAGCAGCAGACTTGTTCGGGTAGATGTGGCGGTCGGTGTGCACCGGTGGCAGGCCGTCCGGCGATTCGTCGTTGTCCAGGGTGACCACAGCGAGCTTGCCGGTCTTCTTGTCCTGGTGCTTGGCCAACACCGCCTTGTGCGTGTTGCGGTCGCCGAGCCGGAACTGGAAGCGGCTGACGTCCCGCCGCTGAATTGTCACCACTCCAAACGCCCTGCCCGAGGCGCTCTGCCCTGCTTGCCGTGGCATCACCAGCAGCTTGCCGTCGGCGACCTTGGCCGTGCAGTCGTACTGTTTGGCCAGGCGGGTGATGAAGTTGAAGTCCGACTCGTTGAGCTGATCGGCACGCGGCACTTTGGTCTGCACCGGGCAGACCGCCTGCCAGCCATTGCGGGCGGCGACGTCGGCGACGATCCGCGACAGCGGTACGTTTTCCCAACTGCCGCTGCGGGTGGTCTTGCCGCTGCCGCGCATGTCGCTGGCCTTGCCGGTGATCACCAGCACATCCGGCGGGCCGGACAGCTCGATCTCATCGACGACGTAACGGCCGATGCGGGTCAGTTTGGTTTCTGCATAGCCGAGGAAGATCTCGATGCTGGCCCCGCGTGGAGGTAGCACCACCGCGCCGTCGCGGTCGTCGATGCGCAGCTCAAACTCGTCGGACTCCATACCAGGTTTGTCGGTGGTCTTGAGCTGCAGCAGGCGATCATTGATCCGCAGGGTGATATCGGCACCGTCGGCAACGATGCGAAAGGTCGGAGTCATTTTTTGTTCCAAAAAAAAACCCGCACAGGCGGGCTTTGAAGGGGATGAAGCTGAAGGAGCAACGAAAACTACGGGTGACTATAGTTCATCAATTCCACAGCGCTATACCGTCTTCCGTTGGCTGAGGCAGATCCGGCAGCTCGATCACGATGCCGGCACGATAGGGTTGCGGCTCGTCGGCCAGGCCCTGATTGGCATCCAGCACCGCCTCAACGGTGCCCGCAAGATGTCCATAAGCGTGATAACACAGGGTGTCGAGCAGATCCCCGTCAGACGTTCTGCAGGTCATCGCCATAACGCACAAACTCCAAGGTAAACGCCTGCTTGCGCGGGATTCCGCCCTGCAGCAGCGCGCTCTGTTCTTCTTCGACGTTCTTCAGACACCAAGTGCCGAGCACGTCGCCATAGCCGGTGGTCAGGGTCAGGGGCAGGAGCTGGGCGCCGAGACTGCGCAGCGTATCCAGTTGTTTGATGCCGCCTTTAAAGCCGGGAAAAATCGCCCCTTTGAGGGTTATCTTTTCCTCACCGATACCCACCGCCTGTTGCGCCGGCCGCCGGGTCAGGCGTTCCTGCGAGGCCCAGCGGTATTCCGTCGAGCGCCGCAGTTCGTCGAAGGCGGCGGTGTCCAGGTTGAAGTAATACGGGATCGCCTTGGGATCCAGCGGCTGCACGATCAGCAGGTGCGGGAACGGCTTCACCGCTTCTGGCACCGGTGTCGCGTCACCCGCCAGTGATCCGGTCGGCAATATGTTTCCCAGTGATGGGCTGACCTTGCCGGCGATCTTGTTGATCGCGGTCGATGCTCGGGCGGCCTGTTCCTTGAGTTGGTCCATGCGCTCATCGATCTGCGACATGGCACGCGTGGCTTTGTTGTAGGTGGCGACCACTTGACCCACCTTGGCCTGCGCGGCATTCACCCCGCGCATCACGCGCTGCAGTTTTTCCCCAATCGCTGGACCGACAATCGGAATACCCTCCAGCTCCGAGGCCGCCCCGCTGATCTCGCTGATGGCGCCGTTGACCGGCCCCATCATGCCGTCAAGGCTGCGCCGGCCGGTCTCCCCTGCCGCCGCCAGTTGCTTGAGGCCTGACTGCAGTTGCTCCATGTAGGCCATCAGTCCTCCTTACACATGCGGTTCGTCGTAGAGTTTGCGGTTCTGCAGCTGCTGCGTGGCCTGCTGCATTTGCTGTGCAATGAAGGGCTGCAGCTCACGCGCCATCTGCGCCGGATCCTTGGCATCGCCCTGCACGATGATGTGCAGCGGCGCCGAGATCTCGACCCGCTGTTCGACCTTCGGTGTTTCGGATCGGGTTGCCGGGATTGGCGCCGCCAGCAGCGCCGGTGGAACTGGCACACTGGCAGGCGCAGCAAGGGATCGAGCCACATCGCCCATTGCTGAAGGTGCCAACGGGCCAGAGGCTGGCTTCGGTTCGAATGACTTTGCAATGTCGCCCATCACAGGCGGCAGGTTCTGCCCGGCGCTGGCCATCATCAGCGGGCCGGCATCCGGCACCCGCTTCAATGACTCATCGGTACCGAACAGTTTCTTGCCCAGAAAACCGCCGGCCGCATCGCCGCCCATGTAACCGAGGTAACCACCGATCAAGCCGCCGACGATGTTGCCGATGATCGGCACCGCCGTGCCGATGGCCGCACCGGCAGCCGCACCGGCCAAGGTGCCGGCCAGGCCGCCCGCTGCCTCGCCGTAACCTTCGGCCTTTTCATCCTGAGTCTCGGCATTCTGGTAGGTGTCCCAGGCTTTGAAACCGGCATCGACCACCGCCAGCGCGGCCGGGCCTTTCATGCCGGCACCGATTTTGGCACCGCGACTACCACCTGCGCCGCCCTTACCACCTTTGCCCTTCTTGCCTTCGCCGCCACCGAGGTCGCCGGCATCCAGTCCGCCCCCTGCACCCGGCAGATTGGTGACGATCACCTTTTGCGGGATGTTCGGGTTGCCCATCAGGGTGCCGCGCCCGAGGTTCATCAGTCCTTTGCCCAGCTTGTAGGCATTGGCCACGCCCCTGAGCGCGATCAGACCGGCCACTGCGGTGCCGATGCCGAGCGTGACCCGTGGAAACTCGTCGGCTAGCCCCGACAGCTTGCGGCTGACGTTGTTGATCCCGTCGGCCACGGCGTCGGTGACCGGCCGCAACGCATCGCCGATGCTGCGCATGGCGTCGTCCATGGACTGGGCCATCTCGGACCATTTTTGTGCAGATGTCTGCCGGCGTTCGGCCAGGTTCTTGTCGAGGATCCCGGTGGCGTCGGCCGAGTCTTTTTTCAGCTGGTTATACAGATCCTTGTTCTGCATGTACGCGGTCAGAGCCGCCTTGACCTGCATGTCGGCGAACAGGTCGCCGGTACGCAAAGCCTCTTCCAGAGACTTCATCATGGCTTTGGCTTTCTCGGGATCGGCCTCTTTGCTGATCGCTGCCGTGGCCTTGGCCATCTCGGCGGCCCGCTTGGGATCGGTCGCTTCGATGTACTTCTGGGCCAGAGCAAAACTGGATTCCAGCGTGGATTTGCCATTCTGCAAACCGGTCTGCATCGAACCCTTGTAATCGATACCGGCCTTCTTGTACGCGTCGACCGTCTCGCCGGAACCGATTTTTTCCATCCAGTTCTTGAGGTTGTTGGCCGCCTCGTCCGAACCGCCGGCCGTCTTCATCTGCACCTGCAGCATGGCGCCCAGCTGCGTCACCGAGTCCATGCCGGTAATGCCCAGCTTGCCCATGCCGGCCAGCAGTTCGGGAAACCATCGGGCCATGTCGACCGCTTCGAAGCTGCCCGCCTGGCCCTGATAGGCAATGGCTTCCAGCGCCTTCTCCATCACCTTGGGGTCAGTGATCTTGGCGTTCTGACCCAGGGCGTTGATCATCCTGGCCGTTTCAGTGCCCTCCGATCCCTGCCCCACGGCAAACTTGGCCGCCGTCGGCGCGTAGGCCAGCGCCTTGTCCAGCTCCATGCCGGCGCCGACCAGCGCATTGACCACCTCGGCCACCTGATTGCGCGCCATGCCCGTATCGCGCGACGTGTCGATCACGGTCTTGGACAGCTGCGCTTCTTCCGGCGAGTTGGCAATGTTGGCCTTGATCGCAATGTCGCGGATGATCGCGCCGTAATCCGCACTGACCTTGGTCGGGATGGCTGCTGCGGCGGTCAGCGCCCCGGCCTGACCGAGGGTGCTTTTCAGGCCGGACCGGCCCTCTTCGATCTGCCGGTGCCCCATTGCTTTCAATTCGGCACCGGCCGCCACACGGCCCATCGTGGCGTAGGCCTTGTTCAGCCGACCCACCTCGACGCCTTGTTTCTTCAGCAGTTCGAGGTTCTTTTCATACTTGGCCAGCAGCTTGTCCGCACCGGCGGCACCGGTCGTGTGCGCCTTGCGCCATTCTTCGCGCAGACGCATGGTGTCGCCGATGGTGTTCTGCAGGACCCGGGCTTTGCTGCCCACCGAGTCCAGGTGTTTGATCTTGCTTTCGACGTCCTTGAACGCTTTGCCTACCGTCGGGTCGACGGCGCCGCCAATGACAAAGCCGAGCGCGAGGTTCTTCGCCATGTGCGGGCCTTATGCGTCGGAAAGGGTTGAGCGGTGGCTCAATCGGAGAGCCACCACACCAGTTCGTTGAAGGGCATGGCCGTGATCTCAGCCGCGGAGAACCCGGTCTCCCTGGCCATGCGTTTGGCCAGGATCTTCAACGTGGTTCCGTCGCATTTACTCGTCCGTGACCAGGCGAAAGTAGCCGGCCTGCAGGCGCAGGTAGTCGACCATCTTCAGCCCCATCAGATCCGCTTCAGGGGTCTGGGTCAGCGAGGCAAACAGCGACATTTCACGCTGCTCGGCATCGCCGTTGGACGCCGCCTGTGCCGCCCGCACATCACGCACGCATGGTGCGCGCATCATCAGGGTGTCAACTTTCACACCGGACAGTTCGGTCGGGTACTTGAGGGTGATGCGAAAACCATCGTCGGAGAGTTGCAGCCATTTGGGCAGGGCCGTTTCGGTGGTCGGTTGAATGTCTTGTTTCATCGCGTATTTCCTTAAAGGCCCAAGGCCGAACGTTCATCTGCCAGTACGTCGACGCCGTCGATCACCAGCACCATGCCGACCATGTCGATCTCGTAGATCAATCGACCGTCGACTTCGAGTTTGTAATAGGTCAGCGCCATGTTGTGTTTGCTCTCGGCCTTTTCACCGGCCTTCCAGTCGCCCATGTCGACCTCTTTCAGTCCACCGCGCATGGTGACGATCACCGGGGTGACCTTGCCCTTGAGGCCCTTGAACGAGCCTCGGAACACGGCGTTACAGGCGGTGCGGTCAGACAGACCGAACCATTTCAGCGCCTCGCGACGCACCCCGTTGGTGGTGAATCCGGCTTCGAGTTTTTCCACGCCGGTCGGGATCTCGATCTCGCCGGCCATGCCACCGCCACGATAGGTGTCCATTTTCAGCACGACCTTGGGCAGGGTCAGGCTCGGCATCTCGCCGGCAAAACTCACGCCGTCGATAAACCCGGCGCAGTTGGACAGAACTTCAGGAATCATCAGGTGGCCTCCTTAGGCAGCTTCAAGCACTTCGGTCATCCATTGGTTGGTGACTTCGAAGAGGAAATTCGGGTTCTCGGCCGGCGGCACGTCGGTGAAGCGGATCCGCCAGTACACCTTGCCCTGCTCGATCTGGCTGGCCGTGTTCAGCTCCTGGTCTGCGTACACCTCGAAGTTGATCAGCGCGCCCTGATTTTTCAGGTCACGCATGAACGCCTGCAGACCGTCGGTGACGTCCTTGACGTAGGTCTTGGTGATCGAGCGGTCGACCGCCCATTTGTGCCCGGCCTGCACCGCGTCCATGAGGATGAACAGCGTGCGCACGCGGGTGACGAACGCCCACTTCGGATCGCTCGACAACGTACGGTTGCCCCACAGGCGGAAGCCATCGTCGCGAATGATCGTTGCGATGTTGGCGTTGTTGAGCAGGTTGGCCCGGCAGGTCTCATCGCCGTCCAGGTACTCGACAGCACGGGTGGTGCCGGTGATGCCGGTGAACTCTTTGTTCGATGGCGAGGCCCAGAAGCCGTAGGTGGCATCCGTCCAGGCGAACAGGCCGGCGGTCCATGCCGATCCCGGCGCATCAACCGTCTTGCTTTCGCCGGTATCCCAGAACTGCACGCCCGGGTCGACCATGAACAGGTTGCGGCTGCCGAAGTTGTCGGCGTAGGCCATGGCGGCCTCGTCGGTGGTGCATGGCCCGTCGATGATGCCGATGGCCCGCAGTTTTTGCGCCAGGGCATCCATCGCCGTGGCCACAGCCTGGGTCGCCGAATGAGCCGGTGCAATCAGCAGTCGCGGCTGAGCATTGAACAGGCTCTTGCCGTCGAGCAGTGCCTGCAAGCCAGTACGCTGTCCTGAGGCCAGGACGCCGCCGATGATCGCCGAGGTTTGCAACGCAGGGTCGTCCAACTTGGGCACGCCGATGGCCACGATCACCGCCTTGGCCCGCACGTAAATCGCGGCCGCCGCCTTGGCGATGGCCGAGCCCGCGCCGAACGCCGCGATGGCTTCGCGCTCGGAGGTGATCAGCTTCAGCTCGCCGGCCTTGGCCGTACCGCCGCCGAGGAGGCCCGGGGTGAAGGTGTCGCACAGACCGATGATCGACGATGACGGCAGCGAGATGGTCCGCGCCCCGGTGTCGAGCAGCGTGGTCGTAACGCCGTGAAAGAAACTCATAAGGCAATCTCCAGAAACGAGAAAGCCCCGCATAAGCGAGGCTGTGAGGGTGTTCGTGTTACGCGTAACGGAAAAGAAAACGCCCCGTCAGTGCGGGGCGTTTATTGGAGTTCTGCGGGGGCCGACTCGGGCTCGGGTGGCGGCAATGAATTCGGCCAACCCTCGTCCAGCATCTCGGCGCGGTACTTGCCGGCCTTGATCGCTTGCAGCAACGCCAGCTCGCGATCAAAGCAGGCCTGTACGTGCGCCCGCACCGCCTTGGCGATGGCGATGATCTGCACTGCGCCAATCTCGACGAAACCCTCGGCCGTTTTGAAGTTGCAACGATATTCGGGGTCAAGAATTGCAGAGAGCCCGGTGCTGGCGATCAGCGCCTGACTATCCCGCGTCGACTCGACAACAAAGCCCTCGACGGCGACGCCGGTAGCCTCCCGCATAAATCGCTCGGACGCGACCAAGGCGGCCAGTTGCTCAGGCGTCGACACCGGCAAACTCGGCGGTGCGAACTCCCACCCCGCATCTGTCTGATTGGCCTTCCAGCCAACATCCAGCATTGGGTCTAGGCCATCAACGCAAACCCAAATCAAGGAGGGATGATGAACTTTGGTAATGTCGCCATCCGTTTGGTAAAACTCGACGACCACCTCGTTATCAACTCGCGCGTAACACTTCATCAAGTCCACTCCCAAACTTCTGCCACACCTGTTTTGCCCTTACCGCCGAGCTTGACTGCCGGTACCGAGGCGCCGTTAGCCGCTCCACCACCACCCGCGCCGAAACTGTTCGCATCGAATCCAGCTGTGCCGGTCGTTGGCGCCCCCCCTTGAGCGACACCGCCCGCGCCATATAGAGAAGAACCGCCATAACCTTGTTGCGGCGTTGACCCGTAGATCCCATAGCCACCTTGGCCACCCTGTCCATTGCTATCCCCGCCAATCCCTACACCGCCGAGAGCGATACCGGTAGAAATTCCTGACGGCGTTGCGTTAGCGCCGTCTGAGCCTTGGCCGCCACCGGTGGCCGAAAGGTCGGTACCGAAAGAAGTGGTGCCGGCCGGAATACCGGTTTCGCCACCCGCCCCTACGGCCACAATCATTCCGTCGATATCCTCGATCGATGATTCGTCTTCGGCCCAGCCACCGCCTCCGCCGCCACAGCCCGCCGCCACTTGACCCGCAGCTGTCGAAGCCGCATTGCCGCCCTTGCCGCCACCGCCCTGCACCCGACGACGCGCGCGCTTAGATAGCGGGTGCTTGGTGAAGGTGGAGCTGACGTTGATGTACGGACCGCCATCAATCGACGCCTTTAAAACGCCGCCGACGTTGATATAACGCGTGTGCCGCACCAGCCGGCCCGACATGGTGTCGACTTTGGCGGCCAAAGCGGCGATATCAATGTTTCCCTGATTGATCGGCGCGTTCCAGGCCTTGATGCACCACATCACCGCCAAGTTTCGGGGGCGCACTGTCTTCCAATAGGGTTCAGCGAAGAAACCTGACTGAATGCCCGTACTGGTGTAATTGATGGAACCTCCAGCGAACCCAGGTGCGGGATCAGCGTCGATTTGCTCGACGTTGCCAATGCCTTGCACCGTGGGGCCTACACCGTCATCCCCTTGCACCTTTGTACCGGCTTGATAGCTACCGACCGCCCGGCCCGCATCAACCCGGCGCCCATGGTCCCAGCCACGCAGGAACTCGCCGCGCGATTCCGGCAATCGGAAGTTGCCCGCACCCTCATCGCCCTTGTTGAACGCAGTCCCCAGGAACGTCGCCAGATCCGGATAGGCCGCAATGCTCTTGACGCTGCCGTCCAGCTCAAGAAACCCGGGAGCGACCTTGTCCAATGGAAACGCCACCGTGGCCCCGACCGGCAAGGCCGAGGCCTGCGCGATCATCGCCTCAATTTGGGCCTTGGTATAGCTATCCGTGATCCCCATCCCGGCCAGCGTGCTGGGGTTGTCGCCCGATACCACAATCCCGCGATCATTGGTCTTGACCCGGGTCCATTCACCGGGCGTCTTGTTCTTCGGCAGCACTTCCAGAATGGCCGCGTCGACGTAGACCCGCGAGGCCAGCACAATTGCCGGATCGATCTTGAGCGTGATGTTGCCGGTGCTGGTGACGATGAAGTTCATCCGCACAATCTGCGTGCGGCCCGAGCCCTGCGACAGGATCGGCTTGAAGCTCGGCGCGCAGTTGGCCACCGCCACCAGATCCCCATCCGCGTCGTACAGGCCGATTTCGCGAATCCACTTGCCGCCCTCATCCGCCGGGATAATCTGCTCGGCGATCAGCACCGCCGGGTTGATTGGGTCGATCTTGAGCTGATTCAGCGGCCGGCGCCGCCATTCGTTGATCAGTGTGGTTTGCGAGGCATTGGGGATCGGGTCGGTGTTGTTGGCATCGCCCACGCCCATTTCGGTGATCTTCCAGGGAATGCCGAGCGCATCGGCGTTCGCCTGCTTGGCCATGCCCACGTTCGTGAGGATGGCGAAAAACTGGGAATTCACATCAATCATGGTAAACGTCCAGGGTATCTATGGAGTGTTCGCGCCCCGCCACGCTGAAGCGGCCCGTGACCTCGATGTCACGCATCACCGGCGGGTAAACGTCGATTTCGTCGCCTTCGTACAGGGCGACACTGATGTTCAGATGGCCTTGGGTTTCGAGGCTGATCGCCAGCCCGGTCAAGTGCCGGGTGACCGGCTTGGCGTCGTCGATCAGGCGTTCCAGCTCCTGATACATTTCTTCGGTGATCCCGGTGTCCAGAACCCCGACCTTCAGCGCGAAGGTGCCCGGCACGCCTTCGGGCACCGTGTTGAACCACTCGATGATTTCAATCAGGTAGCCCAGCGGCTCGACCACCCGACGCAGTGCGCCGATGGTGCCCTTGTGTTTGTGGATGAAAAACGACGCCTTGATCGCGGCGCGCTTGACCGCCTCCGGCCAGGTCGGATCCCAGCGGTCGACCGACCAGGCCCAGGCCAGATGTGGCAGCAAATGCACCGGACAGGTGTCGGGGTTGTACAGCGTGCGTAACGGAATCAGCGTGGTCTCGGCGAAGGTCGCTTCGATCCCCCGTTCAAGGGGAGTGCTGTTGAGCGGTAAAAGACTGCGCATATCAGCCTCCTAGCACGACGGTATAACCCGTGCAGTATGCGGCCTGAGCCTTGGTCGGCTTCAGATCCTGCCAATCCGTCAGTTCCACCCGGCCGACGCCGGCGACATGCAACTGCGCATCGACACCGGACCGGGCCACCTCGACGCCCAACCGGCGACGTGGATTGATCCAGGCCTCCAAGCGACGGGTCGCCTCCGTGAGCGCCGCGTCGTTCTCCGGGCCGCTGCCCTTCATGTGCAGCACCGCGTCGACCCGGTAACGCAGGATCTCCGCGCTGCGCACGGTGACGCGGTCACCGACCGGGCGCACGTCGTCATCGTTCACGGCCCCCGCGACCAAGGCCAACAGTTCCGGCTCGGCCGAACCATCGCCCTCCAGTCCCAGCACCGTGACATCAACACAGGCCGGTGCCGGGCTTTCCGCCGTGGCGTCGGCAACCAGCGCCGAGGCGTTGCGTGCATGGAGGATGTAGCTGTTGCGCGGACCAGCCGTGGTCAGCCCCTCATAGGCCAACTGCACGCGCTCGCGCAATGCATCGTGGGACTCCATCACCGCCTCAACGGGCGGGACGGCCAGCGGATCCGCTGCCTGGATCACCAGGCGCTTGAGGTTGACGTTGGCGGCCAGGTGATCCAGATCGGCACCAGTGGCATAGGCCAGCAACTGGGCCTTGGCCGCGTCGTTGACCCGCGCCCGGTTGCCGAGCTTGATGTAGCTGCCAACCTCCAGCAGCTTGGTCACCGGATCGCTTTCCAGCGAGGCCGTCCAGTTCTGGCCCATGTGCCCACGGAACACGCCCAGTGCTTCGCTGTACGTATCCTCGAAGTCCAGCGGTTCCAGCACATCCGGCGCTGGCAGCTCCGACAGATCCACCAGGGTACTCATACCCACACCTCCAACGTGCCGCGCTCACCGAGGTACTCGCCGCTGATCTTGAAATTGATTTGGCCGCCAAGGACGGAAACGACAACAACGCGCTCGAGCCTCAGTCGCGGCTCCCAGCGGTTCAGCGCTCGCACGGCCTCCCCTTGGGCCGCGCTTTTCCAGCCCTCGTTGATGGGCAGGTCGACCATGCGCCGCAGTTTGCTGCCGTACTCCGGACGTTCGCGACGGCTCATCAGCGGCGTGCCGAGGATGTCCGCCACCGATTGCCGTAGATGCTCGATGCCGGAGATGGGCTGCCCGGTGTGGCGATCCATTCCGATCATCGGGATTACTCCTTGAGGGGTTCAAACTCGGCGTGGTTCTTGAGACACGTCAACGCCACCTCATCGGAGATGTCGACCGAGACCTTGCTCTTCGCCACGGCCAACGTGCGGCCGTCCGGGAGGATGACGGTGCGTGAGGTATAGAGGGTGTCGCGAAACGTCGTGAATCGCTCAGGCGCGGTATCAGGGAAACCCTGAGCAATCGGTATCAACCCTGACACCGGAAGTCCTTCATGCTGATCCAGCGCTTCCACATCAGATTTTGGCTTGCTCATAAAAATCTTCCGCCATGAAAAAGCCCGCGTGTGGCGGGCCGATTTAAAAGGACTCACTAATGCGAGTGGTGGTTGCTGTTGCCGGTGGTATCCAGAATCGCGCCGTCGCTGGTGATGTTTTGCGAGACGTGCAGCGTGCCGTCGATGTTGACCGGCCCCGTGATGTTCACCGCGCCCTGCAGATTGATCGTTGTCGACTTCACCGCGACGGCGCTGTCGGTCACCTCGGCCTGGGTCGCCCCGACCTTGATGGTGACCGTGCCGGTCGGCAAGGTGATGCTGTAGCTCTTAGCCTGCCAGTCGTAGACCAGGGAACCGCCGTCGTCGAAACGCCAGACCTCGACGTGGTCGCGGTTGTCCGGTGGCGGCCCGCCGTTACCGTACAAACCGGGGATGAACGTGCCTTGTGCCACCTCGCCGCTGGCACTGATCAGGGTCCCCTGCTCGTTCAGGCTTGGCGCCCGCCAGTGCCGTGCTTTGCCGGCGGCGACGCTGTGCCAGCGCACCCAGCCGCTGACCCATTCACCGTCCGAGACACGACACACTGGCGGTGAAGCGGCGAGATCCACCGCGACCACGTAGCAATCCTTGACCAGGCCCGCCAGCATACGGTCGTGTTGAGCGGCGACATAACCGGAACTCATGGCACGTCCTCCGGACGGAACGGCCCGTCGCCAGGTTCGATGTTCAGCACCAGGGTGCCCGGTGGCTGATCTGGCCATGGCCATACGGATTCACCGAGGTAGATCTGCTGCGTCCATTCCACAACCCAAACCGTGTAACCGTCCAATTCCGGCTTGGTCCAGTCGGGCATGGCCTGCACGAACTCGGCCGGCTCGACCGCGACACCCCAACACTGCATGCGCAAAAGCGCAGCGAGGTGGCCCGCCAAAAACACCGCCTGTTGATGATGATCGGGCTGAATGGGGTCGGTGATCACCCGCGCCTCGAACTTGCAGGCCAGCCCCGTCTCGCCAGTTGCTGGATCGAGGCCCGGTTCCATCTCGGCCAGCTCGATCAGCACCGCCGGCAGCGGCAAGCGATCCAAGTCATTCGGCCACATGGCCACCGTCTGTACGCCCGGAAATTGATCCTGAATGCGCCGTTCAATGGCTTGATACAACTGCTCAAGACTGAACGGCTCGTCGACTTGATCCGTCATGTCATTTCCCCTTCAGGTGCTTTTGCACTTCAAAGTTGAGTTCCTGCTGCAGGACGTGCACCAGGTGTTCGTCAGCCTTGCGGATCCAGCTTTCGAAGTGTGGCCGCGCCTGCTCCAACGAGACCTTGGCCTTCGCCAGCGGGAAGCGACTGCCGTGTTCGGCGATCCAGCCCGAGCTGGCTCCACCTGCCCCGCTGACCTCGCTGTCAGGGTAGTCATTGGCGTCGAAATGCTTGCTGGCCGTGCGGATCCAGACGTCTGCGCTGTTGCCGTAGACTTTCTTGAAAAATGCGCCCTGGAAGCGTCGACCGGCCACCAACACACCGGAGCGACTCTGCCGAGGACGACCGATGCGACTGGCCTCCATCGCGTTGAGACCAAACCACAGTTTGCCGCTGTTCGCTCCACCGCTGACCGGGTAAGCTCGCAGACGCTGCCGCACAGCAGCGACCGCAATGCGCTCCTGTCGGCCAACGGCGCGGGCAATTTGCGTGGCGAGCCAGCGCAGAGTTTTGTTGATGGCTCGCCGCTGTGCAGCAGCAGCGGCCTTGGGCACCAAGGCGGCGAAATCCTGAAAGGCTTTCAGGTCTGCCGCCGAGGTCTGCAGGGAGATCATCCCGCCGCCGGCCGAGGGTTTGAAGTAGCTGCCAACACTCACGGGCGTTTCCTCAGGATCAAAGCGACCAACCCATCACCGCCCGGCTCCAGCTGCATCAGGTCGTAGTCACCACCGCCGTCCAGCGCCGGCAGATCCACGCTGACCAGCAGCCCTTTTTTTAAGCCATGCGAATCACGAACGCGGATCTCGAATTTCGGCTCACGCAACGCCGTTTTGAGGCTGCCCATCTTGGGTTGCATCCAGGGGGCTGCAAACATACCGAGCACCGGTTCGTCGTAGCCCTCGATCCGGGCCGTGTCGCCGAGGGTTTCGAACACCGTGTCGTCGATGTCTTCCAGCAGCTCGCGGAAAGACATGCTCAGAGTTCCAGGAGAATCTGCGCACGAGGTCGCGTGCACAGGTGCAGCGGGTTGGACTGGGCTTCACCGGCCACGCCCTTGTTGAATGGCATCGGCTCAAGCTTGCTGTAGTACGGCAGGCCTTCAGTGTTGACCGTCTCCATGTAGTCGGCCGGGGCGAAGGTGGAGATGTAGAGATCCGGCACACCTTCGGGAACCAGCAGCGCCTTGTCATCGTGCACGAACAGCACACCCGCCACTTTGCCGCGATAGCGCTCCCAGACAATGCCGCCGAATTCAAAACTTTCGCGGGCATCGCCGCGAAGTGATGCCGCTTGCAGAGTGTTGAGATAGGTTTGCTTGACCGACTTGTGACTGACCAGCTTGTTCCAAAAGTTCTTACCGCAGAAGGCTCGAGAGCCGGAGCTGGTCACGCTGCCCAACGCATCCGCCTGCATGTCCAACGCTTCACCAGCGTTCACTCGCAGGTCAGCTTCAGGATCATTAAGCCCCATGGGCATTTTCTGCCGGTTCACGCCAAAGGACTTATAGATATCCAGCAAAACCGTCTTGCCATCAGCATCGAGGATCTGGCCGTTCAATGCGCCCATGCGCTGAAATTCATGAGTGGCGTCCAACTGGCGCCGCGCCTTGGCAAGACGACGGTTGACCACATCCTGTACCGACTGCAGCTCGGTTCGTGTGCCGAAGGCTCGAATGCCTTGAATCTCATCGGCCTTGATGGCGAAGCGTTCTGGCAGGTGCACGGTATTGAAAGGGATCAGGTTACGTCTGCTGCCACCCACCACCAGCCCCGAAGTGCCACGCTCGCCAGCGGGCACCAGCGCCAGGGTGTCGCCGTCTTTTTCGATCTGCACGGTCAGGGTGGTAATGCCTTCCTCGCGGAACAGGCCAAGGCTGCTGATGCGACCCGGCAGGTATTCCTGCTCGTTGATCGCGGCAGTCAGCGAGGGGACGCTGAAGGCGTCGTCTTCAAAAATGGCGATATCGGCCATGGGGTACTCTCCAGAAACGAAAAATCCCGCACACGGCGGGATGCATATAAAGGAAGGAAGGTCTTAGCGGACGATCAGGAAGTGCGCGGCCAGGGCTTTTTCGGCGGCTGGGTCGAGGCCGGTCAGGTGGGCCTCGCTGACCTCGGCCAGTCGTACCACGGCACGCCCACGACGAACGACGTCCGACTCGCCGAGCGGGCCGTAGAGGATCGCGACAGCATTCTCCGTACCGTCTTCAGCGGTCGGGTGGTACGGAGCAAATTCGCTGGTCGCGGTCACCAGCCCGAGAATCTGTCCGGGCTCCAGCGCCGGGCCGGCCGCGACGTTGATCGCTTCACGCGAGATGTTGCCGACGCCCTCGGACAGCAGGAATTCGCCTGCGTGCATCGGTTCCAGTTTAGAGGTCATGGTCTTGCTCCTTTCGAGGTTGTGGACTGTGCGGCCTGACGGGCTGCCCAGATCGAGGACGGATCGGGTTGCTTGGCTTGAATTCTGGGAGCCGGGTCTTCGTTCTGCGGCAGGCTGTTGTCGATCTCGAAGCCCCCGCCTTTCCCTACGACTTTGTCGAAGAGCCGCGCACGCACGGCGCTGGTGTCCAGTCCGGCCTGCACGAACTCCACCGCAAACTCTGGCAGCCGGGCGGCCACGCACAGATCGCGGATTGATTTGGCCTGTGTGATCGCGGCCTTCACGGTCGCCTCATCGACCAACTTGGTGGCGGCCAGCAGTGGCTCGATCAGGTTGCTCATTCCGCCATGGTTGCAGGACTGGGTGATCAGCAGCGCCAGCGCCGCCGCATCCGCACCAGGCGCTGGTGGTTCAGGATCGTCGATCACCGGCTCGGTAGGTTTCGCGGGTTCGTTGAGCAGATCCAGCAGTGCCTGGGGCGTGTGCTGGTATTTCTGCATCACGGTGCCCTGCCCCAGACACGCCTTGATTTGCACGCCGTCACCGACCTCATCGGCCAATCCGAGAGCAACCGCTTCGCGGGCCGTCAGCCAGGTCTCTGCATTGACCAGGCGCCGCAGCTCGACTTCGTCGATGTTCGGCGCCTTGGCCTTGTAGGCCGTGATGATGAGTTCCAGCGCTTGATCCAGCGCGGTCGCTACCTTGCGCATATCTTCGGCATCACCCGAGGCGTACGTCCACGGGTTGTGGATCATCAGCGCGGCGTTTTCCGCCACCACCACCCGATGGGCACCGCAGACCGCGACGCTTGCCGCGCTCGCCGCGAGGGCATCGACGCGGCCGGTGCAGCGCTCGCCCAATCGCGACAGGGCGTTATGAATGGCCAGACCGTCGAACAGGTCGCCGCCGATGCTGTTAAACGCCACGACAATCGGTGAAGTGCCGTCATCCAGTGCGACCAGATCGCGCACGAACTGATTGGCGGTGATGCCCCAGGTGCCGATTTCGCCGTAGACGTAGACCTCAATGATGCGCTGTTCGGCTTCGCCGCTGGCCCTGAGGCTGTACCAGTGTTGATTCTGGGTGGGCAGTTGATCGCCGACCTTGTTGAAGATCCGCTGAGGGGGATGCAGTTTCATGGTTTCTCCTGATCGTCGGGGTGGGTATCGACCTCGACGAGCGTTCGGTAATTGAGGCCCAAATCGCGGGCACGTTGAGCGTCGGCCGCGTTCTCCGCGTCGACGGCTTCGGCGTCATAGCCGGTACGCAGGCACATCTCACTGCGCGAGGCGAACCCGGCGTTGACCTCCAGCATCCGCGCCTGCACGTCTTGCACCGGCTGGATGTAGGCCCAGCCTTGCGGCACCCAGCGCGTACGCAGAAATTCGCGGCGGCGCTTGGCGTAGTCCGGCAGCTCGATCACACCGGCCAGTACAGCCATGTCCAGCCACGCGGCGCGTACCGGCCGGCAGAGCTGGTGGATGTAGACGTTGAATTGAAGCTGTTCCAGGCGGCGCCGGAACTCATTGAGCACCACGCGCAGTGCCCGGTCGTTGATGCCCTTCATGTCACCGGTGAGGATCTCGTAAGGCGTGTCGGTGCCCGCCGCTGCGGCCATCAGTTGCTGACGCATGAAGTCCGGGTAGTTGTTGCCGGCGTCCGGCGGTTTGGAGAATTCAACCTCCTCCCCGGCGCCCAGCTCCTGCATGGTGCCGGGCTCCAGCGCAACCATCGGCGTGAAGCCATCGCGGTCGGTTGTGATCAACTGGCCGGTGACCGGGTCCCGAGGTACTTGGCCCATGTCCGGCGATGGGCGCTTGATGAAGCCGGCGAACAGGTTGGAGACCTCCTGCCGGAACAGCACTGCGTCGTCGTAGTTGTCCAGGCTACGTAGCCGCTTGAGGACCGGCGACATGCGCGGAACGCCGCGTAGCTGGCCCGGCTCCAGCGGTTCGAAGATGTGCAGCACCTGACTGGCCGGCACACGCACCAACTGGTTGTAACCGCTGTTGAGCGACGATGCGTCACGCGGGTGCGAGCGGTACATCCAGTAGGCCACGCGTTTGCCGGCCGGGTTGAATTCGATCCCGGCGCGAATGATGTTGCCATCACGGGTGGTTTCGAATTTGTCGTGCGGTACAAACTCCGGTACCAGGGTTTGCAGTTGCAGTGGCACGACCAGGCCCTCGTCGAGACCACGCGGACGCAACCGGACAAAGCACTCGCCTGCCATCTCGACGGTGCGTGCCACCAGCGCTTGCTGCCCGTAGAAGTCGCAGAGGCCGTCGGCATCCGACTCGTCGGCCCAGTCATCCCAGAGTTCCTGCAACAAGTTGCGCAGCTCTTCATCCTTGACCTTCGGGCGAGGCGTGATGCCGGTGCCGATCAGGTTGCTGACCCGCTTGTTGATCGCGTTGGCCGCATACGGGTCATTGCGCACCGCTGCCCGCGAACGGGCGCGCAAATTGCGCAGGGCCGGAGTGTTGATGCTGTTGATGCCGTTATCGGAGGCATCCCAACTGGCCGAACGACGGCCCTCTCCGGCGCCTTCGTAGCTGGCCTTGATGTTCGATGGCAGCAAAAATCCGCTTCGTGACAGCGCCGGAAAATGTCGAGACATCAGATTCCCTTGCCTCCGTGACTGAGCCGCACGACCCGCGAACGCGGAGCGGCAGCACTGGTGAGCGACCTGCTGATTTCTTCACGAGCCCGCAGGAGTTCATCGACCGTGCGGTACTCGACCGTCCGGTCGCTGTAGCGCACGATCTTTTCGCCGCGTGCGATGGCTCGCTCGATGGCTTCGAGGTGTTTCGGGGTAAAGGACATATCAGCGTCTCTTCAGGTAACCGCTGGTGGAACTGCGGCGTTGAGGTGGTGCAGCTGGCGGTCGCGCCGGAGCAACTGGTACAGCAGGTAGTGATGCGGCTTGAGCCTGTCGCACAGCCGCAGGTTCAGGTGTTTCGTCTTCCTCGACGCGCTCACCCTGAACCGGCTTGACGCCGAGGGCATCGTCGAACAGACCGGACTGGGCCAGCGCCTGCCGTACCCTATCCCAGTCGTGTTCCTGGTAGCGGTTGATGCCGAGGTAATGGGCCATGGCCAGGCAATACACCATCAGGTCGAGGGCTTCGTTGCGCTCGGCCTTGCCCTTGACCCATTCAATGCGCTTGTGACCGCGCACGTAGCGAGCGACCTTGCGCTCGGCGACACACTGGGCGAAGAACTCGTCTGGCAGGTCGTTGGCAAAGTGCAGCGAGCCCGGCCCATCCGGGAACGGGTAGCGGTTGTAGATCCAGTCCTTTGCTGTGTCCGTGCCGACGAACCACAGCTCGGCGCCGTTGCGTTCGGTCTGGCCCTTCCAGGTCACGTCGACCATGGACGGACGCTGCGCAATCACCGGTCGGCCCGGCTTACTCGCGCCCTTGATGGCGAAGATATTGCGCCAGCGACGAACACGGCAGAACTGGTAGACCTCGTCGGTGTGATGACCGCCGGAGTCGACGCCGACGGCAAGGATCCCCAAGCCCACACCGCACGGATGCCGGTAGCGAGCCTTGAGTTTCTCGTCCAGCACAGCCCAGGTGCGCTCGTCGGCCGGATCGCCCCAGATGACCTGGTGATCGACCACCCAGCGTTCCATGCCGACGCCGAAGCCCATCACCATCATTTCCAGGCGGTTGGCCTGGACGTCGACGGCACCGGTCAGCATCAGCACACCGGCCGGCATCGTGCCGAGGGTGTAGGCCTCCTGCCGCGCCCGGGCCATCAGCACTTCCGCCTTGGTCTGTTCGAGTGCGCTGTCCCAAACCTTGGCCAGACGGGTGTTGTAGAACACCTGCATCAGGCTCGTATCGCCTTGGGCCTGGGCCTTTTTGGCGTCCTCAAATTCTTCGGCGAGCGAGGCCCAGTCCATCCAGCCGGTCGGCGAGTAGAGGGAATTGAGATGGAAGCCGACCGTCTTGCCGTCGCCGCTGCCATGAGCGCGCCACTCGCCCCGGGCGAGCATATCGCTCTTGTGGTGCTCCTCAATCAGCACGTCGCATTCGGGGCCTGCGCACTCGTAATGTACGGTGCTGTAGTCCTTGCTGTAGAGCAGCCGCTCCCACTCCAGCACCTGCATATGACCGCAGGTGGGGCATGGCACGTAGTAGTAACGCTGGTCGCTGGACTCGAATAAGTCGGCGATCCGCGAGGCGCCCTTGATCGTCGGCGAACTGGAGAAGTAGATCTTGGCGTTGCGACCGAAGTTGGTCGCCCGAGTCTCTGCCAGCTTGATGGGGTCACCCTCTTGGCCGACATCGTTTTCCCAACGGTCGACTTCGTCGCCGTAGATGTAACGGGCCGACAGTTCCGACAGGTTGGCCGCAGAACCGGCGGTGGTGACGTACAGCGAACCACCCTCAAATTCCTTTGTGTCCATCGTATTACGGGCGTCCCGCGAACGGGTGGCCGCGACGCGCTCGCGCAACACAGGGGTGGCCTTGATGGTCTTGCTGATCCGACCCGACACCCGCTTAGACAGGCCAAGACTGGGCAGCAGGGCCAGGATGTTCGAGGGCGCCATGTGGATCAGGCCGCCCATCCAGTTCAGGGCGATCTGGGTTTTCATCAACTGCGAGGCCACCATGGTGACCACGCGCCTGCAGGGATGAGCCGGCGACAGGCAACGCATTGGCTCGCGGGCATAAGGTGTCCGTGAAGTGCGGTACTGGCCGGGCTCGGGTGCACCGGTGTCACGCGGGATCCGCATGTACTCGTCGGCCCATTCGTCGATCCAGAGATCTGGGTCCGGGCGCAGTCCACGGAAATAAGCCTCACGGTACACCTCTGCACCGTCAGGAAATTCCGTGTGCATGGGTTCAGTCCGTTGTCATGGCATGTTCAAGGTCGGCTGAAGAGAGGCGCTCGGCTTCCTCCAACGTTCGACGGAAGGTGGCCGTCAGGTGTTTTTCGATCAGCCAGGGATCGGTCATGGCCGCAAGGTCGTGGGACAGTTGCGGAAGTGGGCCGAACAGCTGATCGCGCAGCAAGCGGCCGGCGTTGTAGGCGCCGGTTTCGACTGCGTCCTTGGAGACCAGTGAGCCCTGGGCTTTGCCCAGTTCGATCTCGGCCAGCTTGGCCATGTTGTGCTCACGCAAGGCGCGGGCTTTCTGGAAGTCGGGGAGCTTGCCGTCGCCGGTGATCACCTGCGGCAGCGCAGCCGTGGAAGTCGGCTCGACCGAAGTTGACAGTTGGCTGTAAACGTCGCGCTGAATCCTGTCTTGTTGGTGGCGTTCAGCGACGGCGGCTTTGCTTGGGTCAGCGGTGTCGCGAATCAACGCTTCGCTGGCCTGCACGTCCACCAGTTTTCCGTCCGGCGACAGCACAAGGCGGTTGTTGTTTTTCAACCAAGTGATGTAGCTCGGCGCCCTGCCTATCCGCGCCGCGAAGGCGCTTTTCGACAGGTAAGTTGGTTCTGTCATAAGCCCTCCTTTCAACGGCTTTTCAATGCAGACCTTTCAATTTCAATGGGTTGAATTTCAGTAAGCTGGGGGCGCTCCCGCTAACACTTTCCCGCGGGTTTCCGACCCCGTACCCCTCGGACACCCCCAGGGTCCCCGGCGATTTTCGGCGCCCCGGAACGGTGCATCACCCTTGCTCGCCGCCTGCCGTCGGCACCTCGCTGACGCCCAGCCGCTTGGCGGCCCAGCGTTCGTAGAGGCCAATGGCGACATCGGCGCCGGCCATCGCGGTCAGGCAACCCAAGCTGCCCGCCGTCCAGATCGACATGCCTGCCGCGATCATCAACATCATCGCCGACACGCCGCAGACAATGCAGGCACCCGACCGCAGTGCCAGCCGGCGCATCAACGCCCAGCCCCGTGCCCCGTCCTTATCGGCCCGCCACATCTCTCCCGATACGCCGCCGACCAGGGCCAGGACGATCACTAACCAAATCGGCATCTCTGCCAGCGCTTGTTGCTCGTTTGTCATCGCCAACCCCTAAACGCAAAAACCCGGCGCAATGGCCGGGTTTGGTGGTGTGGTGCCTGCCGCTCTCTGCGGTCGCACCTATCGAAGATGACTACTTTTTACAGGTCGATTCCGGTGGCAGCAACCTCGGTTTAATGCCACCCAGTGAATAAGTGGGTAATGAGGGGTGAACGTCTAGCGAATGTGGGCGAATAACCCACCCCGGCATTCTGTTGTTTTGGCGGCGTCCCATCCGTCCCACCTTTTAGAATTGAGGTGGGACGCCTGAGAGCGCCTAAATTCGGGGCCTCGCCCCACCGTCCTACTTTCTTCTCTACTTTCTCGTGTAAAGGGAGAACTTAAAGAACACGCTTGCGCGTGAAACGCGCGTACTGCTGCCTGCTACGCATATGCGGGCGGGTGACGTTGCAAGGTGGGACGGTGGGACAACCCTGAAAAGACAAGGCCCGCACCTGTCCCACTACGTCAAAACATAGTGGGACAAGGCGGGCCGGTAGGACAACAACTGCCGGAGCCATGCCTGGGGTCAAGCAGCCACCCCCATAAACATGCCCCAGATAACCAGATGCGCGTCATGCAGACGCTGGTAGTAGGTGTCGCGACCACAACCGCAATGGGCGTAACGCAAGCGCATATCCCCATCGAGCGTGCAGTAATGCTCCCGCACAACTGTCACCAGCTCAGGCGCGAGATGCTTATTCACGATCAGCTCGATGTCGAGAGAACTCTCCAGCGGTGCACGAAAGGCACGCCGCCCACGGATCAGTTGCCCATTACTCTCCATCATCATGGCAACCATGTTCCCCCCAGCAAGCCCCCCTTTCGAATGTTCGGAATGCAGCTCCTGAGCCCACAGCTTCAGCAACGAATCAATCTCCTTAATCATCGAAGCAAGGCTCCTCGAAAGCAGGTTGTTCCAGAGCAGGCGCCCTGCCCCAATCTGCAGGTTTCTTGTAGCCCCACAGTCGTTGCCGGCTCTTGGTCATAGCCCCGAGCCGATAACGTCGCCAGCCCAACCGATGCAGGATCGCCCCGACCCGCATCTGCTCGGGCTTGCCCCAATGCCCTGGGTCGAGCTTGAGCGCCTGCGTCAACACCTCACTGCCTGTCGTGGTTTCACCGATCTGCGACTCTTCCAACCAGGTCAAGATTGGCGCTTCCCATTCGTCCACTACGAAGCGCTCGTCCTGCTCCTCGGCGAACAGTGCCGCTTCATCCAGCGTTACCCACCAAAGGTCGCCCGCGTCGTAGCAGAACACCGCCTCGGCCCACAGTTGGTCGCGGATCGAGCGCAACAACTCCAGATCGACCTTGGTACACGCCACCGGCCAATAACGGCGGTTACCGGTCGCGTCCTTGAGGTACTCGTCCTGGTTCGTGGTCCCCACGAACACGCACTGACGCGGCACGTCCATCGTGCGACGGCCGTAACTCTCGCGGTAGGTGTCGGTGGAAGCCGAGAAAAACTGCTTGGCTTTAGTACTCTCGGCCTTGTTGAAGCTGTCCAGCTCGCCCAGCTCGACGATCCACTTGCCCCGGATCGCCTGAAAGCCGTCCTTGTCGCCGAGGGCGAACGGCGTGTCCATGAACCACTCCCCGCCGAGAATGCTCATCGCCGTCGACTTACCGGCGCCCTGCGCACCCTCAAGAATCATCACAGAGTCAGCCTTGCAGCCCGGCTTCATAACCCGCGCCACGGCCGACAACATCCAGCGCTTGCCGACCTTGCTCGAGTAATCGGTGGCCTTCACACCCATGACGGCTGTGAGCCAGCTTTCAAGGCGCGGCACGCGATCCCACTCAAGCTTGCGCAGGTACTGCCGCACCGGATGAAACGCATGGTCATGCGCAACCACGCTCACCGCCTCGATCACATGCGACGCCTTGACCCGCAGGTTGTACTGCTGCGCGAGCCACTTCATCACCCGTACATCATCGATGTCCGCCCAATCGCCCGTGCCGCCGCCATACGGTGCCGCACGCAGCTTCACGATTTTCGAACTGAAAGCGCTGTAACTGATCACCCCGGCCCAGCGCTCATCGTTGGCCAAGATCAACTCGACGTTCTGCATATGCGCGATCAACGCCCCGCTTTCACTTCGAGCCAGCATGTCCTTCCAGCCACCAGCGGCCGGCGGCTTGACCACAGCCAGCACCTGTCGGCGCACCGCTTCCAAACCTTCCGCGACATGCAGGTCATTGAAGTCGGTCCACTTGATTTCCCGCTCACCGGAAAAGATCGGTGCAACCACCTGACCACCGACGATCAGCGCCGCGTTATTGGCCTTCTCTTCACCGGGGTTCCAGGAATCGCCGTTCGGTTTCGTTGTCTTCCAGTCATCGTCCCGGCAGATGATCAGCGGGCAGCCGGCGAAACGCTCACGCATTGCCTTGCACACCACCAGCAGATTCCCGGCATCGAACGCAATAGCCACCGTCAGCGACGTCGCCATGTGTAGGCTGGCGCCGGTGGCGTAGCCCTCACACACCAGCACTGGCTCGCCCGGATCTGGATGCGGACCGATCAGGTGAAAGGCGCCCTCCTTCGACATCCCATAGGGCCAATACGTCTTGTCCCGACCGGTGTCTTCTTGTTTGGTTGGATACACCACCTGCAGGCCGACAATCTCGTCGCGCACGTTGCACATCGGCACCAGGAAGGCACCAGTGCGCGGTGCATACCGAACACCGATACCGACTATCTGCTTACGATCCAGATAGTCACTACGGCCCTTCTCCGGCATTCGCTTGAACATACCCGCCGCCCGCTTCGCAGCTCGACGCGTCGCACTGGCCGCAATCTCCGCAGCCCGACGCTTCGCCTCCTCCTGCCGAGCGCGCATGACCTCACGCTCTTCCGGCGACATCCGCCCGGCCTTGACCTTGATCTTCTGCGACTCACCCGAACGCCAATCACCGAACGCGCCGAAAATCAGCGTCTCGCCCTTCTCGGTGCGATGCTCGTGGGCGATATACCAGCCGTTCTTTTCCTTGCCCTTGTCCTGCGCCGTCTTGCATCGTGTGAGCTTGCCAAACACCAGCGGCTGCGCAGGCTCCAGACCGTAATCCGCGAATTGCCCCAGCACCTCATCAAGCATGGCGAGCCCCCTTCAGTTCCGCGAGAGACAGGCATCCCACGCACTCCGTGCAACCAGGCTGCGCCAAACGACGGGCCTCCGGGATTGGGTCATCGCACGTTTCGCAGAACAGAAACGAATGCGTCACCAAGGCGGGCTTGGTGGCGTTGCGTGCAGCGAGCGCCTGATCGATGCGCCTTTGCACGAGGTCATTAGCGAAGTCAGCAATATCAGCCACGATCCACACCCCGCGTCGTCTGGTTGACATACGTGGCGCGATTGAACATCCCCAACAGCCCCTGAATCCCACGAAACACCTGCAGGCGAATCGCGGCCAGTTCCTCATCAGTAACAACACCGTCACCAATACTCTTGGCCCAGGTATCCGCCAGATCTGCGACCTTCCGGAAGTATTCCGCGATGCCGGTGGTCAACGTCTCGGGCATGTCATTGGTGTATGCCTCGGCCAGCTCCTGCCAGATCGTGTCACCGACCAACGCATGCACCGCATCCAGAATGCGACGATCCTTGGTCAGCTCCAGAATCTCGCCGAACTCTTGAATGTTCACCGTGTGGCTGGGGTGGGTTGGGGAAAGCTTGTGCTGCAGCGTGGTCGCATTCCGGCCGGTGGTGGCGGCGATGGCGGCGGCACCACCGGGGTAGTCCCGTGCGGCATGGTAAAGCGCAAGATCGAGCGGCAGGACTTCCCGCTGCGCCCGGTCTAGAGAGCTCAGAATGATACGGCTCATGGCATTAATCCTTGTAAGTTGCCAGTGCCGCACGACAGGGAGTGGTGATACATTTGTCGTGTGGCTTGATAGGCCCAAACGCCGGCAAGGTTCCTAAGACCAACACCGGCACCGTGCCGAGGCGAACAATCCGTTGTTCACCCCTGGCGCAACAGCTGCCAGCTCTGTGGTGGAAAAGGCAGCAACACCAAGGCTTCCGAGCCTTGGAAAACGCGAAAGGTGGGGGCGGTTTTGCATTTGGTTTGCCCGCCAACCCCAATCGCGGCCCGACAGCGCTGTGGTGGTGCGTGTCGGGAGGAACTGGGCGACCCTTGGGTCGCCTTTTTTCTAAGCTACTTTCTTGAAATCCATCTCAGGCGGAAAAACATCATCAAGCGAGCATTTGAGTCCGAGCTGATTCAACGCAGCCGTAATTGCACGAGATTCTGCAAGTCCGGCTATACGGCGCCCGGACTCATAATTACTAATCCGTGTCTGCGTCCAGCCCAGAATCGAAACCAAATCACGCTGTTTGATACCCGCCTTCTCTCGATGGTCAGCAATCCTGTTCATAGAGATCTCCTGTAACTGGAGCGCAGAATAAACACGATTCGTGATTTTTACAACACGCAAAGTGCGATAAAATTATTTCAATGCGTGGTAAAAAAGACAAATGAACACACTAGGCTCACGCATCAAATCACTCAGAAAAGCCAAAGGTATGAGCCAGAAGGATCTGGCACTTGCCTGTGGCTGGGAATCACAGTCCCGAATTGGTAACTATGAGAAGGATCAACGCCAGCCCAACCTACAGGATCTAGGGAAAATTGCTGCTGCCCTGAAAACGCCGCTGACAGAACTGGTCAAAGATGTCGAGGGACCATTACCCCATTTATCTGGTGATGCGCACGGAAACATTTTCGACATCAGATACCCCCCTCGACTCAAGAGCAGCCAGAGCGAAGGATTGACATCAGCAGGACGAGCGAAAACAGGGAGTGTTCCGGTGGTTGGAACCGCACAGCTGGGCAATGAAGGATATTTTGAGGCGCTTGATTTTCCTCCAGGCCACGGCGATGGTTACTTGAGCATCCACAGCGATGACCCTGATGCCTATGGATTAAAGGTTACCGGCGACAGCATGCTTCCCAGGATAAAAAATGGTGAGTACGTGCTAATCGAACCCAACAAGAGCTACTTCAGCGGCGATGAGGTTGTGGTCAGAACTGCAGAAGGCCGAACGATGATCAAGGAATTCATTTACCTGAGAGATGGGATGTACCGCTTGGACAGCGTAAATGCCGAACACCCTCCAATCCATATCGCCTCGAGCGACGTGATTGAGATTCACCTAGTCGGCGGCATCCTAAAGTCATCACGTTTTTTGCACGCAACGTGACAAAATAATCACATTTCGTGTTGACTTAAAAAACACACTGCGTGATATTTGCCTCACTCTTTCACCACAGAGCGAGGCAAAACCATGCAAACCAGCGCAACCCTCCACGTCCATCCGGCGTGCGTCAGCAACAAAAAGATGATCGAGCAGCTGCAGTCGACCACCGGCTGCCTGGTCATCATTCATAACAGCAAACCCAAGCTGATAGCCAAAACCCAGCCCTTCCCTTTCGATCCGAATGACGGAGGGCACGCGGCATGAGCAAGTACAAGATCGACAACCGCACCCTGCTGTTACTCAACGCCCAGGTCAACCTGACCGAGACCTTCAACCACGTCCTGCGAACAGCACCTAAGCGTGAATGCCTGGCATTCCGACTCAAGGCTGAACGCGGCACAGTGGAAAGCACTTTTGTCGTCGAGCTGGGCTGCGAACGCCACACGCTGACCTTGCAGAATGACAAGAAGATGCACCTCAAGCTGGCCGACTTCATTGAGGAGATCGCCAACGGACCGCTTGATCCGAGCAATTCCAGCGACCTAACTCATCTCCCGCACGCCAGCCGGGAGTACGGTCGGTTTGAGGTGCAAGATAAGCAGCGAGTGTATGAACTTGTGCGGACCGGCGGCGTACTGAGCCTCGACATGGGATTTGATCTCCCATTGCATGTTGCCATTCACCGCACCCACACGCGCCGAGGTGTGACCGTCATCCTGAGCATCGGCAACAAAAGTCCAAATACCCGCTGCTTCACCGTGTGCGACACCGATGTCGAGATCTACGGCAAGGTTACCGAATCCATTATCCATCTCGCGGCAGCCGCAACACCTGCCGCACATGCGGCATGAGGTGGACAAGTTGGAACGCACCCTCGCCCAAGCTGCAGCGCAACTCGGCCTAACCCGACCAAAGCTGATCGCCCTGATGCGGGAGAAAGACCTGCTTAAAGGAAACCTGCCGGCCTACCCTAAACGCGACAAAGAGTATCTGCGGGTCAAGGACAGTACCTGGTACGACGAGAAGTACGGTCTGCAATACAGCCAGTCGACCCGGGTCCAGCAAGCCGGCATCCGCTGGCTGGCTGAACAACTCGGCATCGACCTACCCGCCATCCCGGCAGACCGCCGTGACGTGGCCTAGGGAATACGCCCGACAGATCATCGCCATGCGGACACGAGAGGAGCGCAACGCCGCGCTCCTTGAGGTGCCCGAGCATCTGCGGGAGCTGACCAAACGGCACTGCCTGAACGCCTGGAACCATCCGGCAAGAAAACAACGCAAGGAGGCCACACAAAGCCATGAGTAACGCAGCCCAAGCTCCACTGCGGCTCCGTCCCGCCCCTGAATCCACCACCATCGAGCTGCTGTACCGCACCTTCGGTGACGTACTGATTCCGCTGGAGACCGTGCGCGAGAAGTATTTCCGCAACCTCAACGAGCAAAAGTTCGTGTCGGAAATCAACAGCGGCCGGATCCAGCTTCCGATCACCACGCTGGATTCAAGCCGGAAAGCGCCCAAATACGCACACATTCGGCATGTCGCATCGCTCATCGACATTCGTGCCTACCAAGCCGACGAAGACATGCAGTCTCAGCAGGATGAGCCAACCGAGTAACCACCACCAAATGGACTGCCACCACCAGTCCGCAACTGAACCAGGAGCAAACCAAATGACCGCAATTCAAATCTACGCGCTGATAGCAATCGTCCTCATGACCGCCGGCATTTACTGGCTCGCCTACCGGAACGGATTCAGCAACGGCCTCGCTGAGGGTCATGCAGAAGGCTACAGCGAAGGCATAGCAGTTCAGAGCGCTGACAAGTCTGAAGAGATCCGCAACCTCACGCTATCGCTCAAGCAGGTTCAAAACAAACACGAGCAACTCTACGACTTTTACAAACGCGCCGTAGAGGCTTCGCAACTTGGAGAACCTACACGGATCACCCTGCTAGAGATTGCCGAGAAACTGCGGATCGCGGCTGAGACGTTCGCCGCCTTCCGCACGGGCAAAAAACTCGAACGCGAAACCCGTGTCCTGCGCGACCAGGCGCTCGCCATCGCTGCACTGCTGGAGCCGGCAGATCAGGAGAACGCCGCATGAGCCACGCCTGCTCCCAAACCCACACCCACCGTAATCCGGCTCACGCCTCACCAGCGGCTGATGAACCAACGCGCAATCGAACCTCGGAGGAAAGCGGCTTGCAAATGGACCAGCACGACACCCAATCCACGACCGCTTTGCTCCGCGAGGAAACCAGTGTCGACGCACTAGAAACAAAAAGCCTCTGCTGCGTAGCAGCAGGCATTATTGCTCCTGCCAGCAGCACCACCGAGGCGCTCATACCCCTCGAAAAGCTGCGCGAGGCAGCCGCGCCCAATGCAACGCTAATCGCTCAGAATCGCCCGCTCGCGCAGCTTGCCCAGGGGTATGTGCATCTTTTTTTGGAGCCTTAATGAATACTCTTTTTCTGCTGATGGCCCAATACGATGGGCAAGCCGTTATTCCGCTAAATCGCGTCTGTGAAGACTACATGCATTTAACTGTAGAAAAATTCAAACGAAAGCGACTTGATGGCGAGATTGACGTCCCAATAATTAGATTAGGGGCCGACACTCAGAAAGCGGCATTGGGGATTCATATCAAAGATTTAGCAGACTACATTGACCGACAAAGGGAAAAGGCTGCGAAGGAACAAAATAAGCTTATGGGACGAGCTGCATAAATAATGGGGCTTTGGCCCCATTATTTATATTCTAAGCCTTAGTTTGTGGGACTCGCACCTGGATTGAGCACACGTTGAGAGGTTCCGGGCGACATTTCATTCACACCGTCACCCAACGCATCAGCATTTGGAGCATCGGATTGCTTGGGCACCGCAGGTTTCGCTACATGTGCCGCCGCTGGCTTAGGCGCCTTGGCTGAAGCAGGTTTCGCCGAGGGCTTTGCCGCAGCAGGTTTTGCTGCAGGCTTTGCCGCAGCCCTGGCCGCAGCAGGTTTCGCTGCAGGCTTTGCCGCAGCCCTGGCCGCAGCAGGTTTCGCTGCAGGCTTTGCCGCAGCCCTGGCCGCAGCAGGTTTCGCTGCAGGCTTTGCCGCAGCCCTGGCCGCAGCAGGTTTCGCTGCATGCTTCGCCGCTACTTTGACAACAACAGGTTTCTCTGCGGCCAAAGTAGCCGCCTCTTTTGTCACTCTCAATGGACGGTTTTGGACAACTTCTTTTTCTTTACGACTATTTTTAAGTGAGCTCAGAAGATTCAAATAAGCCTTTCCTACAACTGGAGCGCTCAAAAGCTCTTCTAATGCAGCGCCCAACTCCGCCTGACTCTTCGAAATAATCTCTCGCTGCTCAAAGTGGAGTACAAAAGTAAAACCTTTTGGATGCTTAATCCAGTTGGCAATTTTCGCATTTAAATTAGCATTGCTTCTGGACTGTATGAGTATTGACCCACCAGTTTGAGTCTGCGAGTTTGGAGGAGCACCACTCAAAACTTCTAACGCTGCCGAAACCCCTGATACAAATGAACTAGAACGCACTATTTCGAATTCACCATCCGTCGCAACCAGAAACTTTCTTGATAACTCATGAAAAACCTCTTCAACTTCAAGATGGTGTTTATTAAGATCCTTTGCCGCCCTAACGCCTCGCTTGAATGCCCCAACAAAATCAAACATATCAAACCCTCATAACCTTTGTTGAAACCGGCAAATGATCAGACACCTTGCTCCAATCCTCAAAGTAGCGACCAAACTCAACTAGAGAATATATCTTAGTCGCTCCTTCCGACAGGTGCCAATTATTCTTACCAAAGAACGATGAGGAAAACAATATTTGATCGAAAGTTTTCCAGAAGGTCATCTCGCTATGATTCTTATAATAACAGGTACCGTAAGGGTAATCCCATACGGACCTATCAGAATGCACATATGGAATCAAAGCTCCCATTTCTCTCCAAAAGGGGTTATACAGCACACGCTTATTCGCCAGAACAAAATTTTTATCACGCGTTGCCTTCAGGTGGTGAGTCATCGAGTCTTCATATGGATCATCGTTAAAATCGCCCATTAAAATGACATGGGAATTTTCCCCCGTAGCCTGAAACACCGAATTTATAGAGTCTCTTAAAGTACTACCCAATCCAGCCCTATGGGGTTTATCATGCATCGAGCGCCTGCTCTGCCAGTGAGAAAGATAAACATTAAAAATCGTTCCCTCACAAGCAATGAGCCTCACCTTAACTCCAGCCTTATAGAATACTCGATTTTCATCGCGTCGATTTACAAACTGATGATCCAAATATTTCAATTTTTTATCATTAAACACAATACAAAAATCATTAACGCTATTACCAGCCGAATTATACAGAGACTGAACTTTATAATCTTCTAGCCCACACTCCCCCAACAAAGTATCAATAACTGATATCTCCAGAGGCGCGACCTCACACAGCCCTAACAAATCAACCTCATCATCAATCAGCAGGTGCCGCAATACAGTTGTGAACCCTTCAGAACCTCTCTTATCCTTTATTTTTCTCGTCGTCGGTGGAGACATCCCAGTATTCCACCATACAATTTTCAATTCCATTTATCACCCATGACGCTACTTTTTATTTGTCGAACAAAGGGACATTAACAAAATATCACAACTTTTTTATTCAGTGCTCATGGTTAATACCCTATTCAACCAGCCCCACTTTTTGTACCTATTACCCCGTCCACGGAAATGAGTGTAGCGACGTAACGAGTTCCAGTCTCTATGACCAGAGACACTGGATACCCGAGGGATGTCCCAGCCCATCTCAAAGAGCCAGCTAACGCCCTCATGTCGTAGATCGTGGAAATGTAGATCATCGATCCCAAGCAACGGACATGCCCGCGTGAAGGAGGCCGACACCGACCTGGAGTTGTACGGGAAGATCTCTCGCTCGGTCCTAGGCATGCTCTGCAGGATCGCCCAAGCCTCGTCCGGCAAATGGCACCACACGTCGTTACCGATCTTCTGTCCAGGGTTCTTCATATCACGCACCAGGACGGCCTGCCGGGACTCGTCGAGATCATCCCAGCGAATCCGCGTGATCTCCTCCTGCCGACGCGTCGAGAAGAGAGCAAACGCAAGCATTTTCGGCATGTTGATCGACTCAGGGCGACGAACCTGCATTTCGAAAAAATGCTCCATCAACTTGTCCAACTCGTCGAGCGTCGGCCGACGGTTACGCTCCTTGCTCTTGCTTACCATACCTAGCTTTCGCAACACCTTGCGTGCGTCAGGCATGGCCAGCGGATCTACCTCGTAGCCCCACGCCGGCCGAGCCACGGACAAGACCGCACCCAGGTGCGAGAGATCATTACCGACCGTCTGCGCCTGAACACCGCCGCCCTCCTCACTCATCCGCCATTGCGCAAACTCCACCAGCTTCTGGCTGCTCAGCGCCGAGTCGTCGAGCTCGCCCAACCAGGTGTCCTTGATCGCTTTCAGCGTGGCGTTTTTGGTTTTCCCCAGCGGACGGATCTTTTCGTATTCCTCCAGGTATTGCTCGATCATCTTCTTGATCGTCACACCCTTGCGGTTCGCGCGCTCGATCGCACCAGGCTCCGCCAGCTCCGTCTCACGGCGCTTGATCCAGGCTTGGGCGACCTGCTTGCGGTCGAAGGTTTGGCTTTCCTGATAAACTGTCTTCCCGTCCCGATTGATCCGTATCTGCGCCGTGTAAGCCGTCGAATTGTCCTTGCGCTTGCGTGATGTGATCGTGCCCATTTCCAGTTGCTACATTGCTGAATACGCTTGCTACATTGTAGCAACCGACTTCAAAAAACAAGGAAAAATGGGTAAAAACTGCTGTATAAAAGATCAGTACTAATGAATCTCGAAAAACCTGAAGCGCCCGTAAACACTATCCTTACCCGTTCCGAGCCGTCTCGCCGTTTCAGCGTGGCGCCGATGATGGATTGGACAGATCGTCACTGCCGCTTCTTCCTGCGCCTACTCTCCAAGCACGCCCTCCTCTACACCGAAATGGTCACCACCGGCGCGCTCCTCAACGGCGACCACGACCGTTTCCTGCGTCACAACGAAGCCGAACACCCGCTCGCCCTGCAGCTCGGCGGCAGTGTCCCGTTGGACCTGGCCGCCTGCGCGCGCATGGCCCAGGACCACGGCTACGACGAGGTAAACCTGAACGTCGGCTGCCCGAGTGATCGGGTGCAGAACAATATGATCGGCGCGTGCCTGATGGGGCATCCGCAGTTAGTGGCCGATTGCGTGAAGGCGATGCGTGATGCGGTGTCGATTCCGGTGACGGTGAAGCATCGGATCGGGATTAATGGGCGGGACAGTTACGAGGAGTTGTGTGATTTCGTCGGCACGGTTCGGGATGCCGGGTGCACGAGTTTTACCGTGCATGCGCGGATTGCGATTCTGGAGGGGTTGTCGCCGAAGGAGAACCGCGACATTCCGCCTCTGCGCTATGACGTGGCGGCGCGGTTGAAGACGGATTTTCCGGAGCTGGAGATTATTCTCAACGGCGGGATCAAGACGCTGGAGGCTTGTCACGAACATCTGCAGACATTCGACGGCGTGATGCTGGGTCGTGAGGCGTATCACAACCCTTATGTGATGGCAGAGGTGGATCAGCAGCTGTTCGGCAGCACGGCGCCGGTGATCACTCGAGCCGAGGCGCTGGCGCAGTTGCGGCCTTATATTGCCGAGCATCTGCTGGCGGGTGGATCGATGCATCACATCACTCGGCATGTGCTGGGGCTGGGCACCGGGTTTCCGGGGGCGCGGAAATTTCGGCAATTGTTGTCGGTGGATATTCATAAGGCCAAAGAGCCTTTGGCCTTGCTGGATCAGGCGGCGGAATTACTCGAGGGGCGCTGATTCCCCTACCGCTCATTCGTAAGACGGAACGGAGTAATCATCTATGGCAATAGCCACGCTGACATCTAAAGGACGGATCACCATTCCAGCCAAGCTGCGTGCCTCACTGGGGCTTAGCCCCGGCGATCGCGTTCAGTTTGTTTCGTTAAAAAATGGCAGCTTTGAAATCGTGGCCGCCACTTGTTCGGTCCGAGCGCTCAAAGGTCTAATCCGTAAACCGTCCAAATCGGTAAGCGTTGAGGACATGGCCCAGGCCTGCCCGTCAAGCTAACCGTCACCTGCGTTGAACCTGTCCCCCATTTCAGCATCGTATCTACCGATACCACGCCCCGCCTTTCAAACATCCGTTTTCAGGTTGTTGCCGCTGGGGCCATCGATACACGTACGCGCCCTTGAGTGGCTGCAAGCGCTCGGGTAATGTCATTAGACCCATAGGACAGAGCACGCCCATGACTTCCAAGCTGGAACAACTCAAACAAATGACCACCGTGGTTGCCGACACCGGCGACTTCGAAGCAATCGCTCGCGTT